CGAGGTGACTCGCGCAATGGGCGTTGAGGAGGGCCTCCAGTCCCAGATCGATGCGCTCGACGCCGCCGTGGCCCCCAAGAAGGCTGTTGCGAAGATCACAGTGCCCGTCGAAGCGACCAACGACATGTCCACGGAGTTCTCGGGCGACATCAGCTTCATGAGCTCCCTGAGCGCGGCGAACGCCCTCATCTTCGTCAACGGTCAGCTCATGATCGCCGGCGACGACTACACTCTCACGTCCAGCGCCCTCTCCTTCGCGTTCGGTCTTGAGGCTGGCGACGTGGTCGTGATGCAGAAGGCCTGATGAAGGCCACCCGATGATCTGACCCCGCAACGGGTCATTCACGGGTTGGGGCGGGGACGATGAGTCCCCGCCCCATTTCTGTTTTACTCGATCACTTTTCGTTCGTATCATTTGACATGATTAAATCGCAGAAAGAACGTGATATGTCAAGCGCTCTTACCTCGGCTGCGGACGAGATTCGAAAGAAACGTGCTGTCCTGGGCGACGCTCTCAAGACCCGTGAGCATGATGCTGCATTGTCGCGCGAGTTCGCTGATCAGATCGAACGTCATCTCATACCAGCGCTGCGCGTTTACGAGCTGGGAAACCTCCCTTCCGACCAGGCGCTGAAGTCGATGGCCTCATCGATCAATGACGCCCTCACCGCAGCTCGAAACGTAAGGGATTCCAAATCGTCTTTGAGCAATCGTCTCTCTGGATACGCTGAGGGTTTAAACGCAGCAGCGTCTCTCGTCGAAGGAATCGGAACCGCGCTCCTCCGCGAGGCTGAACGCATTGAGACTCTTGCGACGAGCGAAGAACCGATCGATGCTAAGCGAGAGTTGGGTGATAGGCCCGAATCTCTGAGAATAAAGAGGAAGGCATCAGAGCTTCGGAAGAAAGCTGCGGAAAGCCTCGACAAGGATAATGAAGACGAATAATTAACTCAGGAGTTGATTATGCCTGAAAATTATTCCACCGTATTGTACGTTCTCTGCTTCGTCATCCCTGTCGAGTACATTGCGATCTCATTCGCTTCTCTCGTCTCGAAAATCATTCTTTTCAATTTTTTGGTAGACCTTGGTAACACTGCCCGATCCAAGGAGACCAAGATCGAATGCCAGAAGATGAAAGTTAACATTCGCAATCGTTACAAGGAATCATTGCTTTGGCCCGTCGAGATTTGGCGCGCTCTTCGCGGTAAAAGCTGAAACGACGGAATTATATTCCGCCGTTTTATCTGATCTTTTTCCTGTTATATTTCTACCATGACACAGGAAGAGTTAGATAGAAGCAGACAAACATCGATCGAGATCATTCGTCTTGCAGAAGAGCTCATCAGCAAGCTGGAGACGAATAATCAGGTTATTTTGGAGCGTAAGATGGCGGTCTCTGCGAATGAGAAGCTGACGAATGATCTCATCGCTGAGCTCAAGGAGAGCCTCACAAGCTCAGCTAATTGTTCTGTCGATCCTGCGGCCAAATTTGAGCATCTCGTTGGATCTATCACATCGATTATCGTCGCTCTTGAGTCCAACTCAAAGAGCTCTTTAGAAGATATCGTAAGATTGGAAGCCACGCAAGACGGAATGAGACGCGCTCTGGAGGCTGTAAAGAGCACGGGTAAACTTCGAATTCAGGAACTTGAGAAGTTCGAAGCTATGGTCAAATCAACGCTTATCGATGGTCTTGAAAGCTCTAGCATCTGATAATTAACGAAAGAGCATCGGATCTCTAGGAACTCTTGCTCTTGATGGAGCAAGATGAGTAACGGTGATCGTAAACTTAAGAAGCTATCACTAAAGATCAGCTATCTTCGTGAAGAGCTCTACGATCTCGAGGAGGAGTTCGATCGCAGAGGCTGGCAGCTCCAGCGAGCAGTGATCGAACTCCTATCACGATCTGGTGAGCTTCTCAAACAACCTCAGCAAAATAAATCGCAATCGACTGACGGTGAAGAAGACACATCTTCAGAGGCCGACGCCGAGATTCCTGCTTGGCAACGCAAACTCTTTCGAAAGATTTCGATGAAAACTCATCCTGACGCTCTGCTTCGTGAAGAGCTCAGCGAGCGTGAACGAATCGAAAGATCGAAGATGTTTCAGAACGCCAGGTCCGCCCTCGAGAAACGCGAAGGTGGTCGACTGCTGGAGATCGCTGCAGAGCTCGATATCGACATTGAAGACGCTCCTGTAGACGAGCATATCGCCTCTATGGAACGTCTTGCTAGTGATCTTGAGGATAGAATGTCACAGATCAAGGGCACGGCTGCGTGGGTCTGGGGTGAAGGAAAGCAGCGTGAGATTCTTGATCATGTCGCTCGCGTTTCTGGATGGTCGGGGAAAAATCCCAATCTTATCGACGACATCTTGGCATGGGTCGCGAATGGTTTCATCGGCGGTCAAATGACATACGATCTTCCGGAGCCCGAGACACGCCGCGTGAGAAATCGTAGAAAGCCCGGAGAGCGACCGCAGAAGATGCTTCGGCGTTAATACTTACGAACGAGGTTCATCATGCGCATCAGCGAGTCAATTCTTCGTAGGATAGTGAGAGAGGAGATCGAATCCATCGATCGTGAGAAGGAGAAGCTCATAGTTCAAGACGATGAGCTTGACGAGCTCGGCGGCTACGATATTGATCGCCCAGCTATACCTGGCCAGACGACGAAGGATCCTCAAAGTCCTGCTGGTTTCGAGTACGAGGATGTGGTCCTTCGTAAGGGAAAGCGTATCAAGGAACGTGGTTGAGGCGGGTAAAATAGGGACGGTCGTCCCTAATATTACGACAGGAGAGCGTCATGGCCCTGTCAAAAGAAAATATAGAGATTGTTCGCGCTTTCGCGAAGGACGCGGGCGATCATCTCGACGGTAAGTTGCCACCTTGTAAGTTCCTGAAGAAGCGTAACTCGTACGCTCACATCTGGGAGCGCTTGAAAGCACGGCTCGGTCGAAGCTACAAGGATTGCGATGATGATGAGCTTCCACGAATTCTCGAGCTCATCGAATGGTACAAGAATAACCCGTGTTGATTTATGCAAACCTCCTGCGTCCCATGATATGATGGGAGCAGGAGATAACATGGCAGACGGCAGCGAATTCAAGCGTCCAGAAAAGTTCTTCGGGCTTCACAGCCACTCGGGGTTCAGCACCTTCGATGGTCTTGGTTACCCGCAGGAGCACATCGACTTCTGCCTCGAGAACGGACTCGACGGCTGGTCCTTGACTGATCACGGTCAGATGAACGGCTTCGGTCACGCGTGGCTTCACGCTGATAAGCTGAAGAAGGCTGGGAAGAACTTGAAGTTCATTCCAGGCTGTGAGATGTACATCCACCCTGATCTCAACGCCTGGCAGGCTGAGTATCATGAGTGGCAGCAGCTCAAGCGAGATCGTAAGAGTCACGCGAAGGCGAAGGAGAAGCCCGAGAGCGTGGTGACTCCCATCATCGCTGTCACCGATGAGAATGATGAGACGATCGGCATCGATACCGACGCTTCGGCTCTCACTATCGAGAACGAGGACGAGACGAAGAGCACGAAGCACTTCAACCCGATCAACCGTCGTCACCACCTCGTGGTCCTCCCGCGACACAGCAAGGGTCTTGAGCGCCTCTTCGGTCTAGTGAGTCGCGGTTACTCCGAGGGTTTCTACAAGTTCCCTCGAGTCGACCTGGCAATGCTTAAGGAGGCGCAGGAGGATGACAATTTCATCGTCTCGACTGCTTGCATCGGTGGTCCACTCGCTTTTGAGGTCTTCCGTGAGCTGCAGGAGCACAGCTTTGAGAGTCTGAACAGCCGACTCCTCAATGATCCCTCGATCATGGAACGTGTTATCAATCGTGTGGGAAATTCGTTCGACAGCCTTGCCTGGGCGGTGGGTCGTAAGAACGTGATGCTCGAGCTTCAGTTCAACCGTCTGCCAGCCCAGCACATCGTCAATCGAGCGATCATGGAGTTCGCCAAGCGTCAGGGCATGACTGACCAGCTCGTTGTCACCTGCGACTCCCACTACGCGCGTCCGGAGCATTGGAAGGAACGCGAGATCTACAAGAAGCTCGGCTGGCTCAACTACGCTGACCTCTCGGCGGATTCGATCCCGAAGAGCAAGGACCAGCTGAAGTGTGAGCTCTACCCGAAGAACGCGACTCAGGTCTGGGATGAGTTCATGATCTCCCGTGGGACCGATGATTTCTACCTCGGTGAGGAGGAGCTTGTTCGCAAGGCGGTCGAGCGTACCTGGCATCTTGCTCACGAGGAGATCGGTGACGTTCAGCCTGATCGATCCGTGAAGCTACCGAGCTACGTCATCCCGAAGGGCAAGACCGCGAATGAGGCTCTCGTTGAGTCGGTCGAGGCTGGTCTCGCTGCGAAGGGTTTCGATAAGAATCCCGAGTACGTCGAGCGTGCCCGTTACGAGCTTGACGTCATCAAGCAGAAGGATTTCGCGTCCTACTTCCTCACGATGAAGGAGATCATCTCTGCCGCGAAGGAGCAGATGTTCGTCGGCGTCGGTCGAGGATCCGGTGCCGGCTCCCTCGTCTGCTACGTACTTGGCATCACCGACGTTGATCCAATCAAGTACGGTCTTCTCTTCGAGCGATTCCTGTCGCCCGACCGTGAGGGTCTGCCTGACATCGATACCGACGTTGAGAACCGCGACCTGCTCCTCTCGATCCTACGCGAGAAGTTCGGCGGCGAGAACATCGTTCCGATCTCGAACTACAACACCTTCAAGCTCAAGACACTCATCCGAGATGTTTCTCGACTGTACGATATTCCGCTCGAGGAGGTCAACGCAGCCCTGAAGACTGTCGAGAAAGAGGTCATGGAGGCAACCAAGAAGGTTGGCGATGACAAGAACCTCTTCGTCCTGACTTTCGAGGACAGCTACGAGCACTGCCAGAGCTTCCGAGAATTCATCGATCGATACCCACAGGTTTCCGAATCGATCAAGGTTCTCTTCCGGCAGAACAAGGCGCTTGGTAGACATGCTGGTGGTGTCATCATCTCGGAGCGCATCCAGGAGCGAATGCCACTCATCATGGCGAAGGGTGAGCAGCAGACGCCGTGGGTCGAGGGTATGAACTATAAACATCTCGAGATGTTGGGCTGGGTTAAGTTCGACCTGCTAGGGCTTGAAACTCTTCGAACCATCCATCGAACGATTGAGCTCATCCTCCAGCGTCATCATGGGATCAAGAATCCGACGTTCCAAGAGGTTAAGACGTGGTTCGATCAACATATGGCAACTGACGTGATCAACTTCGATGATCAGAAGGTGTATGAGAATGTCTACCACGAGGCAACTTCCAGAACTCCCGGTGTATTCCAGCTCACCAGCAAGGGAGCCCAACGTCTCTTCCAGAACGCGAAGCCCAGATCGATCATCGATATCGCAACCCTGACCTCGGTTTTCCGACCCGGTCCTCTTGCAGCAAAGGTTGATAAGCTCTACCTCGAGGCGAAAGCGAACCCTCGAAATATCGACTACAAGCACCCGCTCATCAAGCAGGTTCTCGAGCCGACGTTCGGGTGCATCATCTTCCAAGAGCAGCTCATGCAGCTCTGTAACGTGGTGGCTGGGTTCCCGAAGTCCGAGTGTGACAAGGTACGTAAGAACATCCTGAAGCGGCAGGGCGGCAACCCTGAGGAATCGATGAAGAAAGCGAAGGCGATGAAGGACAACTTCGTCAACGGCGCGGTCGGCAACGGTATCAAGGAATCTGTCGCTTCGAAGCTCTGGGATGACATCCTCTTCTTCGCAGGTTACGGCTTCAACCTCTCACACGCTCTGGCCTACGCTATCGACTCTTTCTACTGCGCCTGGCTGCTGACTTACTACGAGGCTGAGTGGCTCTGCGCTTACATGGAATCGATGATTGGCAATCCAGACGATCGATCTCAGGCAATCTCTGACGTGAAGAAGATGGGGTACGAAATCGGCAACGTCGATATCAATCTCTCCACGAACCAGTGGTCCGTTGATTCGGAGCGCAAGCTGCTTATTCCATCGTTCAACACGATTAAGGGCGTTGGCGAGACGGCGATCGAGGAGATCGTGACATGTCGTCCGTACCGAAGCATCGAGGAGATGCTGTGGAAGGAGGACGGTCAGTGGCGTCCATCGAAATTCAACCGTCGAGCCCTCGAGGCTCTTATCAAGGCTAACGCTTTCGAGTCGATGAAAGTTGTCGGAAAGGATAGGCAGTTCTCTTCGTGGAAGCAGATGCACCACGTTCTTGTCGAAAATGCCGAGGATATCAAGAAGTGGGCCAAGAAAGATCCGCAGCGTGGAATTAAGAAGTTCCGAGAGCTCATAGTCGAGACTGAGGGTATGCCCGAATGGACCCGTCGCGAGATGGCACTTATGCAGATCGAACTTTCTGGTAAGATGGATCCACTCTCTCTCGTGTCTCCTGAGCTTCGTCAAAAGTTCAAAGACAAGGAGGTTTACTCCATCGACAGTTGGGAGAGACTTGACATCTACTGGTTTGTCATCGTGAGCTCGGTCGAGAAGAAGACAAAGAATGGAAAGCCCTACTTGATGCTTCAGGTGATGGGTGAGGCCGGAAATACGGAAAAGATGTTCATGTGGGATTGGGATGGTAAGATTGGATTCGAACCATACACCCTATGCGTTGCCGAGGTTGATCGTTCTGACTTCGGGTTGTCGACAAAAGGTAAGAAAATCAAGGTTATGTGAGGTAAATCATGCGAATTCTATACTCTTTCTGGGGCTTCGTGACCCCTTTCGAAAATCAGACTGTCTCCGCAACACCAGATCACTATCGAGGAGGTCGAGTTGATCTTGTGGATGAGATGCAACGCCGTGGACATACGGTGATCCAGGTTCAGCAGCGTCGTGATGATGATCCTTATCCGGGCGTTCAGTACGATGACACCGGATTTCCTGATGGCGACGTTCTTTTCGTTGAGTGGCGTTGGCCAACTTGGAAGAATGATTCTACTCTCGGTGGTGATCGAGCGACCGAACCTGATTATCGACGCCAGTGTGCTCTCCTTGATTACTATCACGAGAAGGGAGTTCCCATCATCATTCACGATGGCGATCTGAAGATGACACCCGAGGAGGAACAACGGTGGCCAAACGCTCAGCTCGCTGATGCATGCATCAATCCACGAGAGCAGACGCGTTCGCGTATTTCTATGCCGTGGGCATCCTCTGCACGTCGACTCTTCAAGCCGGCTGAGTACTCGTACAACTACACATACGTTGGTAACAACTACGATCGTGATCCACAATTTAAGAAGTACTATTCGCAGCCAAGCAGCGCTCTTCGAGAGCGCGGAATTCAGACAAAGGTCTGGGGCAACTGGTTGGAGAGAAGCCCTGAGCGCAGGGATCCGAGCGTCCTTCTCCGCGAGAATCCACATGTTGCCTTCGGACATCGTCTCGCGTACAAGGAGATCTTCGGAATCATCAACAACTCGATTGCCGTGACGCACATCACACGTGATGATTACACACCGTACGGCAACATCACCATGCGCTTCACCGAGGCGATCCAGGCAGGTGTCGTATCGCTCATTCCTAATGAATACGTTCACGCTCGACCCGTAGGGCTTGGAGAGTTTCTTGTCAATGATCCCGAGGACGTCGTACGAGCAGTGACTCGACTTTCCCAGACGACCGTCGCTGAGCGAGTTGATATTATCGCTCGCCAGGAAGAGGCTCTCCGGAAGGTTGTAGATTTTAGTCCCGAGCATAAGATTGATATGATCGAACAACACGCAAAGCGAGGTTAAGATGTTGATCGCACTCGAAGGTCCAGATATGACGGGAAAGACGCAAGTCGCTGCTGAACTTTCCCGTCAACTGGGACTCCCAGTATTCAAGAATTCGGGAGAGTGGTTCACTGATCTACGTGATCCGAGCTATTTCAAGAATCTTCTGAAATACGGAGCCACATTCCTGACTGATTTTCTCCATCAGACACGCGCTAGTGTCATCATGGACAGGAATTATGCGTCGGAATGGGTTTACTCAAGGCACTTCAACCGTGAGACAGATGACGAGGTTCTTCGTAAGGTTGACGAAAAGTTTGCGGAAGCCAACGGTAAGATTGTTATCTGCCGCAGGAAGAGTTATAATGGGATATGTGACGACCTCCACAGTTACATTGACTCTCACGCGCTCGAGAGGCTTGACGGCCTCTATGCAGAGTTTGAGAAGTGGACGAAGTGTGAGGTCCTTACGATCTGGGTTGATGACGAAAATCTCGAGCGTGAGACGCTCGAAATTAGGGAGTGGCTGAAGCTATGAAGACTTACGGAAATTTCTCGCACGCTTACGTTGATCTGTGCCGCATGATTCGTGATGAGTCGGATTTCGTCTCATCACCACGCGGTATGAAGATCAAGGAGAAGCTAGGCGTTCAGTTTAGGATCAGAAACGTTCGCGATCGTCTTCCTCATATCGAAGCTCGTAATTTTTCGCTATCGTATTTCGTGGCTGAGACGTTATGGTATATGAGCGGTAACAATTCCACCGAGTGGATCTCCCGTTACGCTTCTTTCTGGAAGGACATCAGTGATGACGGTCTGACGGCAAATTCAGCTTACGGCGCTAGAATTTTCAAGCTGCATCCGCGAATTGCCGACGGCGGTCTGAATCAGTGGAAGTACGTGAAGGAAGAACTCAAGCGTGATCCTGATAGCCGTCGTGCTGTCATCCATATCAGAACTCCCGATGACTCTCTTCACGCTGTTAAGGACGTACCATGCACACTTGCGCTCCAGTTCTTCATCCGTGATGGCAAACTTCATCTGCACGTTAACATGCGCTCCAGCGATATCATTCTCGGAATCGCGTACGACGTTCCTGCTTTTACGATTATGCAGGAAGTTCTTGCGAATGAGCTTGAGGTTGATCTTGGAGAGTACGTTCACACTTCCAATTCCCTCCACTGCTATGAGCGAGATTTCGAGATGCTCAACGCGATCGCAAATTCAAGCGATAACTTAGGTCGTCCGATGCCAGCTCTTCCCAAGAGCTTTCCCATCAATGATTTGATGAGCGTCGAAAGAGCGGTGTGGGAAGCGAGCGAGGGAGCGATCAAGGACGGATTCGTGCTTGTATCTCCAAAACTGAGCGATGCTCTAGAAGATCCTGCGGCTCGATCGCTCGTGAACGATTGGTCTAACATTCTCATCTCTTTTCGCGCTAGAAAGATGAAGGACGAGAGTCACGCTCGTCGTCTAATTGTCAGCACTGAACATCCTGGCTATCACTTTTTCAAGAGGTAACAAATGAGTAATAAGCGAGCCCTTGTAACGGGCGGATGCGGTTTTATTGGTTCCCACGTCGTTCGTGAGCTCGTAGCTCATGATTATACTGTCGATGTTGTCGATGACATGTCCAACGGCTCTCTCGATGCTCTGAATGGTCTCAATTTTCGAGCATGTCCTGCAGATCTGCTCCCAGATTTCGAGCTGAAGCATCCAGAGTCGGAGCGAAAGACGGGCTCCGTGCTTGTCATTGAGGGTGATTTTGCACATAGAGAAGTCCTAGGACATTCGAAGTCCGGACGCTATGATGTCATCTTCCATCTTGCAGCGATGCCACGCGTTGGGTTCTCTGTTGAGTACCCGTTCGAATCGAATGATCTCAATGTCACACGCACTCTTGCACTTCTCGATGCTATCCGCGGCGGAAGCACGAAGTTCGTGTTCTCTTCCTCCTCCGCGATCTATGGTGACATCGAGCAGCTTCCCACCACCGAGTTCGCTCCTTCGAACCCGCAGTCTCCTTACGGTCTTCAGAAGCGCATGATCGAGGACTATCTCACGCTATTCGGACGTCTGTATCAGCAGAAGAGCGTGTGCCTTCGTTACTTCAACGTGTATGGACCGGGTCAGGACGGTAAGTCACCATACTCCACCGCCGTTGCAGCCTGGTGCAGCGCGTTGAAGGAAGGTCGTCCTCTCCGTTCGGACGGTGATGGGTACCAGACACGTGACCTTGTATTCGTTGGCGACGTTGCTCGAGCCAATCGTCTGGCAGCTGAGACGCAGCATGATCTCCGGGGTCACGCTTTCAATGTTGGATCTGGAAAGTCGTACGCGAATATCGAGGTTCTCGATATGTTCAAGGATCGATTTCCCAATCTCGAGATTGCACATGCTCCAGCACGCCCGGGCGATGTGAGGGACACACTTGCTGATGTCAACATCATCAATCAGGCTCTTGGTTGGGTACCGCATGTGCAGTTCGAGGAAGGTCTCGAAATTACACTAAGATGGTGGGGACTCGATGGGAAGAGCGCCTAAGCATATTTGGACTTCGACAGCCCGGTTCGAGAATAGACCCTGGGGGGAGTCCTACGTTTGGGACGGTGTTCACGGAACTCATGGCAAGATCATTCATATTCGCGAGGGTCACAGGACAAGTCTAAAGTATCATACGTTGAAGAACGAAGTTTTCGTTGTTTTGGATGGAACCGTCAGGGTCGATTTTGGAAATTCTGAAACAATGAACCGTCCAGAAAAGCATCCGATGCAATCAAGAATTCTACGGAAGGGCGACGTTATTCACGTACTGTCGGAGTGTCCGTATCGATTGACCGCTCTCGAGGATTGTAAGCTGATCGAGATCGGTGATCGTCATGATAATGAACCCATAAGAATTGAGGACGATTATGGAAGAGCGAATGCCAAACAACCCTGATCTTATCATCTATACTGGACCTATGTGGGGATCTAAGACCACACGTCTCGTTGCTTCCATGGAGAGATTAAAGCTCCAGGGAAGGAAGGTAATTGCTTACAAACCAACGATGGATGAGAGGTATTCGCTTTCCCATATCACCACCCATTCAGGCGCCAAGTGGCCAGCCCATTGCGTCAATTCTGGGCAGATGCTCTGGAACCACTTCCAGTCATACGAGGAGACAATTGATGCGGTGGCTATAGACGAAGCCTTCATGATTGATGGAGTGACCTCAGCGGTCCTCCAGATCATGCGGAGGGGCACTACAGTGTTGGTCGCCAGTCTTGATCTTAGTGCACGATGCAAGCCGTTCGACGAGATCGAGAGATTGATGCCATACGCTACCAAGATCGAGAAATGCTCGGCCGTGTGCCCGGTTTGCGGAAACGATGCGTATTACACCGCAAAGCTAAGCGATAGTGATCTTGAGATCGAAGTGGGGGGAAAGAGCATGTACGAGCCGAGATGTTTCCGTCATCATCCCATCATGTGTAATTCCGACCTTCTTGCGGAATAATTTGGTGAAGAGGGAACATGTCTATTCTAGAGCCGTCTAGCGTTGAGCTTGTCATTTATCACGGAAATTGCACTGACGGTTTCGGAGCTGCTTACGCAGCCTGGAAGCTTCTCGGAGATCGAGCTGAGTATCACGCTGCGAAATATGGAGAGGCTCCTCCGGACGTAAAGGGCAAGAATGTGGTCATTGTGGATTTCTCTTATGATAACTCTACGACTAAGAGGATGATAAAGGACGCGAAGGGTCTCATCGTCATCGATCATCATAAATCTGCTATGGTGGAGCTTCACGACATTTCCTGCACTCATTTCGATATGAATCACAGCGGTGCAATGCTGGCATGGAAGTTCTTTCATCCGGGCAAGGAACCTCCACGAATGATCCGTCACATCGAAGATCGGGACCTCTGGAAGTGGGAGATCCCGTACAGCAAAGAGTTCGCCGCAGCTTTTGACATGGTTCCTTTCGACTTCGAGGAGTTCGACAAGTACCTCGATGACTCTGCGGTCGATAACGCTCAGGAACGCGGCGCCTACATCCTAGCATATTCGAAGACTGTTATTTCCAAGATCGCAAAGCACGCCGCTCCGAGGAAGATTGACGGTAAGGATGTTCTTGTCGTTAATTCTCCTCACTGGATGTCCGAGATTGGAAACGCTCTTTCACCAAGATGCGATTACGCACTCATCTGGTACTACGATCACGATACTCGACAGGTGAAGGTGAGTCTTCGAGCTCATCATGATGATGCTGACGTCAGTGAAGTCGCAAAACGATTCGGAGGCGGGGGTCATAGAAAAGCAGCTGGGTTTTCGCTTCCTCCGAGCGTAAGCATTGAGAGCATTTTCGATGGAGCTGGCGCATGAATGATCGTCCAACTTGGGATCAAGTTTGGGGAGACGTCGTTAATACTATCGCTAGACGTTCCTCCGATCCATCCTTCAAGGTCGCAGCGATCATCGTGACCGATGATAACACGCAGCTTCTATCTTTGGGCTACAACGGTGATCACACCGGGGGTTCGAATTGCAGAGAGTCCGAGGCGCCGGGGGAGTCCGGTTTTATTCACGCTGAGGTGAACGCTTTGATAAAGCTAGATTTTAACAGTCCAAAACGTAAGAAGATGTACGTAAGTCTCAGTCCATGTCGCATGTGCGCAAAAGCTATCATCAATGCTCGAATCGACGAGGTGATCTATCTTGAGAAGTATCGTGACACATCAGGTCTCGATCTTCTGTCGAGCGCGGGTATAAAGGTTAGACAATCATCCTCAGAGCGTGATAATTAAACTACGCACGCTAGGAATCTCTATATGAAAGTTGACAAGACGCAGAAGAAAAGTTCCGTCATGCTGGCTGAACTGTCACTGCATGATCATAAAATGGATTTTCTCCTGGAGGCATCTGCGGATCGATCCGCTCTTGACCTCGCGACAAAATCGATAGAGCCACTGTCTAAAATCGAGAGTACGATCGGCGCGAAGATGCCAAAAACGGCAGCTGGTATTAGAAAATCTATAAATCTAATAAACAGCAAGATGTCTGAGACACCCGGTCTGGCCAGTTCAATTATGTCGGCTGTCGGTCTGACATCCAAGCACAAGGACTTGATCGATACCATCACCAAAACTGAAGTTTTAAAGTTCTCCATACTGAACGCTATGGACGCTATACGACTTCTTTTGCTCTCAGACTACAATAGGGTAGACAAGTTTTACACTGATCAGGCGATCGCTCTGCAGATAATACCCCCCGCTGTTTCACCTGCGGGTGTGACTCCTCCCACCGCGCGATTCGGACCAGCCAAGACGGTTCCATTTTCTGATGCAAAATCGCTGGGCGACAACTATTCGATCTATATCAGAGAAACGAACTTTATGCTTATCGGTCCTGAGACCTCGGCTCCGCTGGTTTCAGCGAGACTTGATCTCCGTGGTGCTCCTCCGATGTTCGCTAGAGTTCCAACTGGCAAATTGTTTTTCGTTCAACGCGATGCTGAAGGAGACCCTGCTCCCGTATCAGGAGCTTTAAAGCTTAACTTCCTCAACATCCCATCTCCTCCGTCCCCAGGGGTTTTGAATCAAACGATCGGGAGCAGGGAGTCGGACAAGAGGTTCAACACGAACAAGGTCGTGAAGGATAATTTCAAGGTCTCCACTGCGGCGGCTGGTAAGATAGAGAACGCGTTTCGTATTTTCAGAGAGAAGCCGCCAGATCTCAAACCTGACCCTTCTTTCCTCTCGACGACCGCACTCGCTGGTGAAATAAAAGCTTTGACTCTCAAAGATTTCAAGGAAATGTTTGCAGCATTTACCGAGAATACTACTCACGATACGGGTGACATGTCAACCTATGATCTCGCTGATACTCTGGTCCTTACTGGCCTCGGGGCGATCACTGCGATGTTCACCGGGTCTAGATCACCCGGCGCATCACCAGCGGGCGCAGGCGCGGGACCCTCTGCGGGTGGCTCGGGCGGCGGCGGTGCCACAGGCGGAGGAGGCTCATCATCTGGAGGCGGACGAGGTGGGGGAGCATCCTCAGGTACTCCGGCGCGGTCACAATCATTCGACAACTTCATCAGAACAACTTCGATAGTCAAAGGAGCGACTCCCGGCGAGCGAAACTCAAATCTCAGCAGCTTGATGAGCCTGATCGATCAGGACGCAATGCGTCGCGAGCTCAATCGGGTTGTCGGTCCAAACTTCGTGTTCACAGAAGGCAAAGAAGGTAATATCGACAGATGGGCGAAGCTCGCTGGAATCAAGGAGGAAAAATGAAGCGTAGAAAAGACGGAATCATCGAGATTATGCGCGAGCAGTACGAAAGCAGAATCTACTCCACTCTTCTAGAGATGGAGCTCAGCAAATCAGGAAAGGAAATACTGAACGCTGCTGGTCTAGAGGTCACTGAGAAATCTACAGGTGAGAAATTCACCATACACAGCGTGATTCCTACGGAGCATGGACTGAAGATCAGCGTGATGTCTGCTACGGATATAACTGGTCCTATGGTCGGTACACCCACGAAATCCTACTCTCTCGAAGAGTTCGAAGCAAAATTTAAGTAAAGGATTACATTCGAATGAAAAAGCCGAGTAACATCGAAGGAATAACGGACCAGGACATCGTCGCGATAATTAGGGAGTCGCTCACGCTGCCGAAGAAGCAAGAGACTCGCCCAGCTCCTCTTAACGAAGCTTACGTTCTCTCGAGCAATAAGTACGACCTTACCACGGAGAAGCTCAGCGAGGAGAACAAGGCTGCGCATCAGGAGCTCATGGACGGCTACGTTAAGGCTGCCAACGAGATCTCAGCGGCGCTTGACACTGCCGATCGCGAGAATTCGAATCCCAATAACTCAGCGTTCAGAAATTTGAAGCTGGACGAGGTTCACAACGTCAACGCTGCGTTCCTCCACGGTATGTTTTTCGAAAATATCTCTGACGTGAGATCGAATATTGCGATGGACTCTCTCACGTACATGCGTCTTGAGAGGGATTTCGGAAGCTTCGATGCTTGGCAGCGAGATTTTATCGCATGCGCCATGGCTTCAAGAAATGGCTGGGTCGTCACCGCCTACAGCTTCCTTCTCAAGCGCTACGTCAACGTGGTGGTTGATCTTCACAACGTCGGAATTCCTTTCTCGGCTCATCCCGTGATCGTACTTGATTGCTGGGAGCACTCATACTATCGTGACTACCTCAAGGATCGTCGCTCTTACATCTTTTCTATGATGAAGGAGCTTCGTTGGGCGCTCATAGAGGAGAGGGTCCGTAGGATAGAGCGTATGGTGGAGGCTGCGAAATGAGACTTGACAAGAGGGCTATACGTAAGAGCGTCATCAAGGAAATGTACGGGACCAGCATGCGCTTTCTGCTTGAGGCTGAGGGCGATCCTCCCGCAGATCCTGCAGCGGCAGCCCCTGCACCTGATCCCACCACACCGCCCGCGGATCCCACTGCTGCACCCGCAGATCCTGCAGCGGCAGCGGCAGCCCCTGCACCTGATCCCACCGCTGGAGCTGCTGCACCCGATCCTCTCGCAGGTCTTGGCGCTGCTGCACCAGCTGCAGCCCCAGGTGCTCCGCCCGCTCCTACGGCGCCTGGAGCCCCGCCAGCTCCGGGAACTCCCACTGCATCTCCAGTTCAAGGAACCAAAATTCCAAGCGCTGATGATCCGATCGAGAAATTTCTGGTGAAAGCTGACGATCTTGCGATAAAGAAAGCGTCGAATAAGACACAGACCGAGAGTCTCAGAAAACGTCGTCTCTCTTTCCTCATGGAGGCTGAGGGCGATGAGCCAGAGATCGATATGGACTCTTTCGCAGGAGACGTCGCTCGTCTTATAAAGAATTACACGTCCCTTGTTGATGTCAAGGGAAGCGTAGTGACAAAAGCTCAGAAATATCTTAAGGACAAGTATCCGAAGAAAGGTCAGGGCTACTCTGACGAGCTTGTCAGTTTACTAGGAAAAGATTACGACATAAGGTTGGAACCGAAGGAAGAACCACCTGACTCATATGCAACGGGCGCGAAAAGCAGCGGTGGAGCTGCAGGCTAAAGAGCTTGAACATGTTTTGACGCCCAGAAGGTGTGTACACATAAAAATGCCTTCTGAGTTGCATGCGAGCATGAGAGTTTTGGGTTTTCAGAAAAAGCTCTCTTTGCAAGAGATGTTCGTCGAATTCGCTAGATTGCTGAGTGATGATGACTCATACCTCGGCAAGAAGATGGATGATCTCGCGCGTTTGAAGCGAGAGAAAAAAATAAAGAAGTTAACCGTTCAAGACTCTGATGACATCTACGATTTCATTTCTAAGAATGGGGGAGATCTTTGAACCCTTTCTCGAAAATGATCGATCTCCTTCAGCGAGAGAAAGATCTTCAAGAACTTCGTATTCGGCTTGAAGAAAATGAAAAAAAACTTGAACAGCTGGCAGAAGTGATTAATATCTTAGGTAAGTTCAGTGAGCAGATGGCGAAGGACATACGAACTGTGGCATCACACATCGCACTCCTCGAAATCTCTCAAAAGAACTCTCGGAAGACATTCACAGTGAAAAAGTCTGACGATGATTTGATCAATTAACAAAAGGAAGAAAAAAATGAAGAACGTCACCACTACCGCAGCTCTCTGCGCTCTTACTCTCCTCACCGCCTGCAGCAAGGAGGAGACTGCTCCCGCCGCCGCTCCCGAGGCTGCCCCCGCAGTCGAGGCTGCCCCCGTCGCACCCGTCGCCGCCGAGGCTGCTTCCGTGACGACAACAACGGACGCGACGACGACGGACGTCGTCAACGGTACGACCAACGCCAACGTCAACGTCAGCGGTACCACCGCCACGACGACCGAGACGAAGTCGAACTGATCGCATCGTCTTACGTGCGGGAGGGAAAAGCCGTCCATGTGGCGGCTTTTTCTGTTTCTGGAAATACTTAAAGAAGAATTTCTACTAAAGAGAGTACGATATGTCCGACGTTAAAGTTAAAAAGTCTGTTCTACAGAGTATCATCAAGAAGCATCTTTTTGAGTCTCCCGCCCCAGATAGCGGAGTTTCACGTAGATTGACGGTTGGTCCCGACAACTCTTCGCTTCCCAAGGGCCTTCCTCTTTCACCGACGGACAGGATGTCTGTCCAGCTCGACACAGAGCGTCCCCCTGTGGACGATCCGGATTACGTACCTGAGAACTCTCGCGAGTTAGGATACGCTGTTCAGACTCTCGCCGAAATGGTGCCTGCTGATCTCGTGGAGAAGGCATATCGAGAGTTCCAGAAGGTTCTAGAGAATCTAGAAGAGGACGAGGACAGTGAGGAGGATTCTGACGAAAACGTCGACCTTCTCAAGAAGTTCGAAAGCTTCTATCGTAGGAGTCGTAAGCTGATGCGCGAAGCATCGGACGATGATTTCGAGGAGGACGAGGAGGAGCTCGCACGCATGGAACGTGAGATGGGACAGGAGCTGCGTCGTCAAGCAGACGTTGCCTTCGCCCGTCCCCAGAGCATGGACGCTTCATATGGGAAGCTCCAGGACGCTTTGAGCGCGATCGGTATTAAGAATCGTAATCTCGCTGATTACATCATCAAGCAGATCAGGAGAAACTCTGAGGTTGAAGATCCCAGCGAGGTGAGCGGACTTACCATGCAGGAATTCAATGAGTTCTTCGATCTGATGCTGAAAAATATGAGTGACAAGGGAATCGCGAAGTCTTTTGAAAAGGCGCAGCGCGAGTCTGATTCTCACAGAGATCAGGGCAAGTGGGACATCATGGTGAATTTCATCCAGCAGTTCCCGCAGCTTGTAGATGCACGCGAGAAGGAGCTCCTCGCTCTCAAGAGAGAGCCACGTCAGAAGTTCGAGTACCAGCACGCTGCGAAGCCCTTCGGCTACGCCGCTGCTTCTGGCCTTCGTCAGTCGTTTATCAGAGACATTCTGTCGATCCGCTCGATCGCTGCTTTCGTTGCTCCACCGGCCGTACGTAGACAAGTTGAAAGTCAGATCTACGCAGCTTTCAAGGATGCTTTCGAGCTCGATGAGAACCAAGAGTTCTTGGAGGCCCTGCTCGAAAAGGAGGGTCTCGACGATTACAGAGAGCTTGTGAGCGATCCTAGCGCTCTCGCCCAATCTCACATTTACCAAAATTTCGTGGGAACGGTAACGTACGAGGCTCTTTCATCCATTGCTGACCTCAACTTCAAACCCTTCGGTGGCCGTCCCGGTCGTAAGATCGCCAATGCCTTCCAGACTGAATTCGGAGATGAGAACAAGAAGCTTCAGCCACACGAGGAGATGCAGCTACGAGACATGGGACGTCGTGGCGAGTACGTCGATGCTGTGGAGGAAATTCTTGACCAAGCGGCGGAGCATGGCTATCGTAATCTATTAACGGCTGCTGCGACGCTAACCGCAGAGGATCTCGACAAGCTAGAGTTCGGAAGCTACGAAGCTCCTGCGTTCTCTACGATGAAGAAAGCAGCCTCCTCTACCAAGCCTCCTGAGCTTCACATCGCTGATTATATGGGCAAAGATGAGCCCATGGTCGGGCAGATCAAGACGGCGGATAGAGCATCCAGAAAGGCTGCTTCAGATGCTGAAAAGGCTGCTAAAAAAACTTCGAGGAAATAGGGAATGAAAACTCAACGGGTCTCGAGCCTGCTGAGGGAATACTTTGAGATGGAGATGGCTCAACCCGATCTCCGTCTCAGAGACTTTCGTGCGGACACACGCTCTCTACCGATCTCACCTCGAAACACCAGCAAGTGGTACGTCGAAAAAAATCCAGAGCGCCTTTGTAGAACCTATGAGTTTCATGATCGTGGCACGATGAGATCGTTTCTAGATCAGCTTCTGGACTACGAGGAGCGATGCAATCATCACGGCGACATTCGGATCGCTGGATCAACGATCCATATCGGGGTTAGAACTCATGACCTCGACGCGATCACCGAGTTAGACAAGGAGTACGCCAACGAATGCGACATGATACACGAAGACATGGGCCTCAACTGGCGTTAGACGATTCAGCATCGTATGTTCTGATGTCTAATGGGCTGGACGTCGATTTCGGAGAAACGAACGAAAGCGTTCCAGCCACTATCGATCAGCCGCTGACGGCTTACGTTGAGTCGGATTCATTCTCGTCGGATGAGCAGCTAGTCTCGATTGAAACTTCAAAGGACGGGCTGATAGCCTGCCTTGACGTGACTAGTCATCGTCCTCAATTCGCGAAAGCCCTAATGCAGAACTCGCAGCTGAACGTTCTGATTCTGGGTGAGCAGTTTAACGCCAGAATTTTTAAGCTAGAGTTTGGTCGGGCATATTTAAGTCTACTGAGGTAATCATGACAGAGTACGATTTCGACAAGTTCATGCAGGACATCGTTCGTCGAGAAGAGGAGCAGCGTGCCCGAGTGAAGCATTACGCCGATCATCACGCTGACACTCCCGCTCGCCAGCAGAATGCTCGCTACCGCGAGCATCAGCACAATCGAATCACTTACAATACTGGCGGTGACGAATGAGAAGAATAAAGAGTGAGAGGGAGCTCATCAGCTATCTTCGCATGCTTCGCGAAGCTGATGAACCGACTGCTGAACCAGCTGCTGAACCAGCTGCTGCGCAGGCGCCGGCCGCTGCTCCCGAAACTTCTGCTGAGACGACTCCTGCTGTTGGTGAGGAAAAAAAGCCTATCACCGTAGAGGACATCGTCGAGAAGCTAAACGTAGTGCGCTCCGGAAGATCCACGAAAGATCTGGACGTGAAACGTGAGCTTGAGGAGTACGTCAATCAATTCGACGAGGATGAGAAGACCGCTCTGCTAGCATTCCTTCAGGGTCTTGGACAGATACTGACCAGCGGAATCGATTCACAGGAAGCGGCAGATCCGATGGACCCCTACGCGCTTCAAATCAAGAAGTCGCTCGGCGCGAAATCTTCGAACGCCGCTCAAGCTCCTACCCCGGCTGCAGCCGCAGCACCTGCTCCAACACCAGGTCCAGTTCCTATTAAGGTCGGCGGATGATAAAATCTGAGAGGACATTGCTCAGCGAAAGGATAGTCTACTATCCTAGCTACATGACGCTGTCAAGCAAGGCTGCGAGCGATATCCTCTCATCTTTCGGCGCCATATTCACTTCTTCGTGGAAGTCTTTAAAGCTGCTCGGTCATACTCTCGCGCTGAATGCGAAGGTTATCGCAAATTCTTTTAAGGGTGATCAAGCTGCTATCAACAAGAACTTCGAAGACTTCAAGGCGAAGCGCGACGAAATACACGCAGGAATGAGGGACGATTTAAAGTACTTCAGAAGCGCGGTCGGCGACAGCCCACTTGAGAAAGGGATCGCGATGTCAGTCGCTTTCGCCGCGAATCCGTTTCTAGGCGCATCGATGATGATGTCACCCGATAGCAGCCCTAGCAGCCTGAGAGGTCCGTCGGACAGCCCGAAAGATCAATCCTCTGAGACCACGAAAAGTTCTTCGCCTTCGGTCGCTGTTAGCGATCGCTTAAACGCGGCTATGAAATTTTTCGGATACCGCTCGGATTCCAATCTCAGCGAGGCTGCGGCGCCTCCTTCACCCGCTCCCGCCCAGGCTCCCGTCCTGAGCAAGGAGCAGCAGGCCGCAGCCGGCCGCCTTCAGCAGAAAGCGAAAGAATTTTTTAAGATGCAGATCGATAGGGCCAATCAGCTCATGGCGTCTATGATCCCGCAGATCGAGGCGGTGAACGCAGTTCTTCGAGCTGAGGACTATCAACAGCTTGTAGCAGCCGTCGGATCGCCCGCATTAAAAGATTTCGGTATAAACGTGAGCTCGATAGCTGGGGTCGAAACTTCCATAGCCTCAGATCTAGCAAAAACGCAGAAGGAAGATCCCGAGAAATTCGCTAAAGAAGCTGCTTCAATTAAAAAGAAGTTCCCTAATCTTCAAGCTAAAGATGATCTTGAGCTTCTTAAGAAAGCCTCGTTCATTTTGGTGAAATCTCCCGCTCAGCAATCTTTGATGAAGATGGTCGAAGAAAGATCCAAAAATATCCTCGAGTCGATGAATCTCCCATTGGACCCAGAGGCTAAAAAGTTGCTCGTTCAAACACCTGAGGGTAAGCAATACGTTGACGCGATGGACTCGTTGCTCAACAAAATTCAGACGACCACTCAGCAAGTCGGAAAATAACGAATTTTTCGTTTATGTTCGAGAGTCAAAGTCTAAAATCTCTGTATGAGCAATCGTAATAACAAGCAGTGGATACCGGAGATCGTCTATGAAGAGGGTGAAGGACAGCTTCCATTCATCCATGTCCCTCCTGACCAGGAGGACCCAAAGCTTCTTTTCATCTTCATTTCTCGTCCTACGGGAGAGTTTGAGCCAGGATCTGAAGGCGAGGAGGTACCGGTCATCGAGATGGATCTGCGCCAATTCGTCGATCTTGGGGTTCTCAAGGCCGGTCTGACTGAGGAAGAATACGACAAGTGTCGATCTTTGCTTGGACTTGAGCCTCTTCGCTCCGCGACTAGAAAGGGCGTCGCTATTACGAAAAATATTCGAGGCAACGTCGGCGGCTGAAAATTGAAGATCTCTTGATTAAGATCGCATATGATCGATATCACGAAGCAAGAAGTGTCACAGGCGTTGAAGTCCATGCAGAGCTTTATGGTTGACCTCAGGGAGTTGTACCACAAGCACACCATGGACTTCGATGGTAACATTGGTCGTCGCAACATCATGATGTCCGCTGCGCAGGAGCATTTCTTCGTTGAGGCGTTCAAGAGGTCATTTCCCGAAGCTATCTCGGATGGAAAGACGGGACGACCAGATATACATCTGTCTGATGACAGAGAGCTGGAGTGCAAGCTTACGTCTCCATCTAAGAGTGGCGGAATAAATCTGCAAACAGATTGGGACACGCTACAGAAGAAATCTAATCTAGATTATCTCTACGTGATCGCTGATCATGAGTTTAAGAAATTCAATGTTCTTTATTTCGAATCACTGGATGCTAGCGATTATTACCCGCCATCTTCAACTTCACGCGGACGCGCGAAAATGAAGAAGTACAACGCGATGAAGAAGTGTCACGTGCTATGGGGCGACGTGATTGATGGACGCGAAAGAGATCTCGCGTCCATGAAGGCAACTTTAGAAGCTACTTCCACCCGCGCGCAAAAGACAAGAAAGAAGCTTGAAGAGAGAATAGTTAAACTTGAGCAGTCTGACTCATATTACACTTTCGTTCTAGAGACAGTTTGCTAATTGCCTAATATTTAAGTGCGGAGGATTCCAAAATGATTTTCAACAGAGACAGAATTGCAAAGCTCTCTGGCCTCATGGTCGAGGGTAAGGACGGCAGCGACAAGGCGAAGGCTAAGGCTGGTGACTTCGGCGGTGGTAAGGTCGAGGACGAGCTCTTCCTCAATGGTGAGGTTACGACCGAGAGCTCGGAGGCCGAGGAGGCCGACATGTCCGAGGGCGGTGACGACGACATGACCGAAGCTGACGAGGAGAAGGCCGTTCGCGAGATGATCCAGGCCGAGCTCTCGGCTGCGAAGAAGGAGATGGAAGAGGAGATGAAGGAAGAGCAGGCTGTCCGTGAGGCTGTCCGCAAGGAGATCCGCTCCGTGCTTCGTTCTCGTGGTTCCCGTGGTGTTGCTCTCGGCGGCACCGGCTTCGGCTTCAAGCGCTAATTGCGCGTTTTCGTGCAATAGTATATTGACCGACTTATAATGGTGGTATGAGCGCAGAAACTCTACCACCATTTAAAGTCGGTCAAATCGTTTATCTCATCCCCGGCGGAGAGCGTCGGGTCATTCCAGCTCAGATCACTGAGGAGATTCTACGTCGCACGATCTCCGGTCAGGAGACTGTGTGGATGATCCAACTCGCTGGCAGTCAGAAGAGCGTGCCTCTCGACCCTGACGCGGCTGAGTATTTCACAAGCGTCGAAAGTCTACGCGATATTCTTGTCGAACGTACAAGAACGCAGGTCGTCGCAATGCTCGAACGTGCTGAGGCATTGGCGATCGAGACCTTCAGCCAGAAGGTTGAAGAGCCAGAACCCGTGGACGAACCAGCCACCATCCTCATGCCTGATGGCACCCGTATGAAGGTAAAAATCTAATGCGACACGTTTTGATTATCGACGGTCTGAATCTCATTCATCGTGCCCGGGTGGCAATGGGAGAGTCCGAGAACGGTTGCACCTTCGCAGCTCTTCGATCGGTACGATCCCTCATCGAGAGGTTCAAGCCTGACGCGGCCTATTTCGTTTTGGAGGGTACGCCGCGGAGGCGCATCGCGGCCTCTGAGGGCACCTACAAGGCACAGCGGTCCTCGATGGATGATTCCTTCTGGAATCAGAAGAGACAGATCACAGACATCATTTCGCGCCACCTACCGGTCATCGTGGCGAGGCACGCTGACTACGAGGCTGATGATGTCATCGCTCACCTGGCGGAGAAGCATCACATTGATGATCGCGTGACGATTGTTTCGACCGACACCGATTTCACTCAGCTTCTTCGCCTCGATGATCGACGGATCACCCTCTACTCTCCTATTAAGGACATTTTCGTCGAAGCTCCGCCCTACGATTACGTTCGCTGGAAAGCTCTGCGCGGTGATGGTGCAGACAACATTCCAGGTATTCCTGGAATCGGAGATAAGCGTGCCACCGCGCTTGTGACTGAGGATGGGGCTCTAGAGGCTTACTTCAAGAAGAAGCCTGAAACTCGTGCGATTTTCGAGCATAATCTAAGCATGATTGGGTTCGAGGATTTGACGAGCACTTGGGAACATCTGGAGCGTAGCGAACCAATCCGTCAGAATGACGATCTACGCTCTACGATGCAGGATCTTGGAATCTTCTCCCTTACTAATGATAAGACATGGCCCAAGTGGATCGCCTCATTCGATCGACTCTGGATCCAGTTTCCTTCTCAGCAAATGTGACTACAATATTTCTCAAGAGGTGCATATGGAAAACAATGGTCTTTCTTTCGATCAGCCGCTGAGCGGTGATGAGCAGCGCAATCTTCGTGTTCGTGGCGTTATCCAGGAGTCCGAGGTCGCAGTTCGAGTCGGCGATCTTCTCGTCGCCGTTAATTCTCTAACGGGATCACGTCGACAGATCGCCAGCGAGGGTCTGGTGGCTGAAGGTCGCCGTCAGGTCCTGAAGGATTGATATGACTGAGGGCTTCAAGTCTCTTATATTCGACGATGATGCCCGTGATTGCCTGCGTAAGGGTGTTGATACTCTCGCGCAGGCAGTTCGCGTTACGATGGGACCCTCTGGTCAGAATGTGATCATCGAGGTACCTGGAGCTCCGCCGATTGTCACGAAAGACGGCGTTACTGTCGCGAAGTCGATTGACCTCAGAGACAGAAACATGAATTTGGGCGCTCAAATCGTGAAGGAAGCCGCAAGCAGAACGTGTGATACTGCAGGTGACGGCACAACAACCGCGACAGTTCTCACCCACGCGATCTTCAACGGTGGACTTCGCGTCCTCTCGGGCGATCACAGCGGTCCCGAGGTTCGAGCCGGGATGTCTTGGGCTGTTTCATCTGTCATATCTGCCCTTCGTGATATCGCCAAGCCCATCACTTCGGACGAGGAGATCGTTCAGGTTGGGACAATCTCGGCTAATGGAGAGCGAGAGATCGGTGAGCTGCTCTCTCAAGCGATGCGAGCTGTGGGACGTGACGGGACTATCACTGTAGAGGAGGCGAAAGGCTTCTCTACAAGTCTTCAGGTCGTTGAAGGCGCCGAAATTGATCGTGGCTATCTGTCACCCTATTTCGTTACCGACAGCGAACGGATGGTGTCCTCCCTAGATTCTCCCTACGTTCTTCTAACGAACAGTAGGATTTCTGCTTTGAAGGAGATCCTGCCGATTCTGGAGAAGATTCACTCTTCCCAAAAGCCTCTTCTCATCATCGCTGATGATGTCGACGGTGAGGCGATGCAGGGCCTTGTCGTCAATAGAACGAAGGGGATTCTGCAGGTTTGCGCGATCAAGGGTCCTGAGTTCGGCGAGAATAGATTACATGCGATGCAGGATCTAGCCGTTCTGCTCAACACGAAGGTTCTCTCAAGTGATTCTGAGATTGCGAGCGTTCGGCTTGATGAGCTGGGTCGTTGCAAGAAAGCAGTCGTTGGAAGATACAAGACGGTGATTGTGGACGCTGCGGGAAGCAAGGAGTCGATCCAGTCTCGAGCTAGCGAGATTAAGTCGCAGCTTGACGATCCGACTTTGGATCAAAATGATCGTGATGCGCTCCGACGTCGTGTTGCTCGTCTAGCTGGTGGGGTCGCTGTTCTTCGTGTTGGTGGCGCTACAGAACCTGAGCTGAAGGAGAGGCGCGATCGAGTTGACGATGCTCTCCACGCGACCAAAGCTGCTGTAGAGGAAGGCGTAGTACCGGGCGGTGGAACTGCTTTGGTTCGAGCGGCAGCCCGAGTTAGAAAGTCTATTCCGCGTAGCAGGGGAGATTCCTTCTGCCAAGGCGCCGAGGTCGTACTGCAAGCTTGCACGGCTCCATTAAGACAAATAGTTACAAACGCCGGTCGAAATCCTGAGATGGTTCTGGCGCGCGTTGAGAGGCTTCGGGGAAGCATGGGTTACGACGCCGCGAGCGAAGGCTTCGTTGATACACTCGAATCTGGCATCATTGATCCACTGAAAGTGGTCAGATCGGCGCTTGAGAACGCAGCGAGCGCAGCCAGCATTCTGCTCTCGGTTGGATGCACAGTCGTTGATGACTCTCCTGCGGAATAATTAACGTGAAGGAGAGTTAGTCATGGCATCAGCACCGAATCCTTCGCATAGCGTCGCAGATCAGATCAGGTCGTGGATCCCAGTAATCATCACTACTGGAGCTGTGCTAGTCTCAATAGTTCTGTGGGCAGAGAGGAACGGTGAGGACAAGTACTTCACCAAGGAATCTGGCGAGAATATGAAAGAAAAGATTGCTGACATGAAGATCGACATGCAGCAGATCAAGCAGCAGAACATGGAGATCATCCAGCGCCTCTCAGCTCTCGACGCGAAAGTGGCTCAGGCCGCGGCCGACAGGAAATAATCGGGAAAGCGTGTAAAGCTAGACAAGACGTGGTATACTAGTAATGGGCGATGGCTCCACCAACCGATAACGGTAGGTGAAACAACAAACTAGTCAATAGGTACCATGTCTAACAAGCAGATCACTCCAGTCAATCGCGACGTGCTCGCAATCCTCCCCGAGGAGGAAGTTCGAAACAAGGTTCAGCAGCTCCGCGGCTGGATCGAGTCCGGTCGTCGTCGTAACCATCCGACCTATGAGCTTGAGGTTGAGTATTGCTACTTCGCTGAGGAGCTCAAGATTCGTGAGGCTCGCCGTCGAGCCTACGAGGATTACCTTCGTCGCAATCCCGAGGCTGCCGAAAACGAGTCTTACAGCAACTGAAATTGGAGGGTGATATGGACGCAATGCAATCTTTCTTCAAGGAAGTCGGTCGTCATAAGCTTCTGACCCGCGAGGGTGAGGTCGAGCTCTCTCAGCAGATGGAGAGCAAGGATGAGAAGGTCGCACGAGCGGCTCGTGAGAAGATGGTTCAGTCCAACATCCGACTCGCCATCTCGATCGCGAAGAAGTACCAGAATCGTGGGTGCGACTTCGATGATCTGGTGCAGGAAAGCACCCTTGGTCTCATGCGAGCGGTCGATCGTTTCGACTGGCGACGTGGGTTCAAGTTCTCCACCTACGCCACATGGTGGATCCGGCAGTCGGTCATGCGCCATATCACCCTTCAGTCCTCCTCGATTCGTCTTCCCGCGGGTGCTAACAGCCTCGTGTGGAAGGCGCGCCGGATGGCAGATGAGTACAATCGTCAGTTCGGTGTCCAGCCCACTGTTGAGGAGCTCGCGGATCTTCTAGGGGTCGGTCAGGATTCTCTCGGCATCCTGCTGCAGACTTCCCGATACACTCTCTCCCTCGATGCTCCCGGCATGGCCGGCGACGGTGACGATGAAGGTCCACGCCTCGGCGAGATGATCGAGGGTACTGGCGCCGATGAGCTCGAGGAGTCTATCGACCGTCACAAGATCGCAGCTGCCATTCGTCGTGGTTTGCAGTCCCTGACCCCTCGTGAGGAGAAGATTCTTCGTCTTCGTTTCGGACTCACCGAGGATCCCACCGATCATATCAATTTTCCCATCACTAACGAAGAGATCGAGACTCTCAACCTTCGCGTGGAGAACAAGTAAATGAGCATGCCCACCGGTTCCAAGTTCAAGAACGGTTACGCGACTATTGATTCTGACAGCGGCGGCCTTGAGTACCGTCTCATCGCTGAAAAGATGGCGGAGGGCGGTGACAAGATCAGCGTGTCCACTGCGCGTAATTTGGTGATCCGCGCTCTTGAGAAGATCGCTCGCGAAGTTTGCATCGCGAACGGTGTGCCCGCCGAGCGTCTGGATGAGGAATCTCACCGCGTTGCTTTCGATCCTCGCTTCCAGGAGTCGATGTCTTCCATTTTGGGAGATATTTACTCTGGAAACCGATGATAGAATTAGAAACTAGATTACTGGAAATCCTAGATTGGGACGAAGAGCGTGCCGAGCGGCTTTATGCTGCTGCGGCCGCTTTTGTTTCTAACGGCAGATTCTACGATGTTGGAACACTTCGTCGAGAGACAATAAGACATCTCAGCGATCTAGAGCCCGAGGAAGCTTGCAGTATAGTTTTCCAAATCCTGGATCAGAATATAAGATCAGAGATGAGGGTAATAGAAGAGTGAATTGGCAAAATTACGTATCACGTCGTAGAATAGACGTAGATCAATGGATGGCTAAAGAAGGCATCACCACCAGAGAGCTTTTTTTACTTAAATTGAGCTCATTGAGTATTGAGCCACCCGATGATATCGCAATTTCATTCATGTTCCCACAGAAATCAAACGAGAGCGTAACAAAAGATGAGCCAGAGTCAGCAGACACCGCCCAAGGGATCGATACGACTTCCACATGGAGCATGGCTGCTCAAGCAGGAGAAGCTAGTTTGCGTTCCAGTGGGAACGACAGTACTAAACTTCGCTCTCGAGGAAATAAGTCAGTTCGCTGATATGCTCGACGATATCTGCACGGTCATAGAGTCTAACACTAGTTTTGAAGTTCATGTGTGTCCGACATGCGGCTCTGAAGTCGAGGACGCAAATTACGAAGAGCCCAAAGAGGATGAGTGGCAGTAAGATGTCCATCTCGCCAGGTTCGTTAGTTCGGTTGCGATCGCGATACAAGAGACGCTACATCCCGACTTTCGGACAAGCTGCGGAGGTCGAGGGACCCGGCGTTGTTATAAAGAGCTTAGGAACTGATCCAAACGCTCATGAGTACTTTGAGGTTCTGTTTAACGACAAAATGATGACGGCTTGGGATGATGAGCTTGAAAAGTTAACGGACGCTCCTTAGTATATCTTCATAAGGAGGCCGCATGGCGACTAAGGAAGTTGTTAAGGAACTGGTTGATAAGCTGACAAGCATCGAGAATGAGATGGGGACACTTCGCGAGACGCAGAAGGAAATCCTCAAGGAATACGAGGAGGGTCACGGCGTAGATGTGAAGGCGCTGAAGGCTGCTCTCCGCATTGCTAAGATTCGCGCTCGGCTTGGCGATTCTACATACGAAGCAGATCAGATGCTTGAGTACATTGACGAGTAGAGGATATTACCTCTACCTTCTGGAATGCATCGACGGTTCGCTCTACTGCGGCATAACAACCGACGTAGAACGTAGAATCAGAGAGCATAATTCAGGGGGTCGAGGCGCGAAATACACGGCCTCTCGTAGGCCCGTGCGCCTAAGATCATCATGGTCCGTCTGCTGCCTATCGTGCACGTTAAAGACTGAAAGGGCGGTAAAATCCCTCCCCAGGACAGAAAAGCTAAGATTAATAGCTGGTGAGAAAGATTTCGAAGCTATCTGCAAAAAGTGCGATAAGCAGCTAATATTCATCTAGAAAATTTCAAAAACAACAAACTAAGGAGCAAGAGAAACTCAATGTTCAACACGTACACCCCTATCGTTATCAACGTCAAGAGCACCGGTGAGAAGATCGCACGAGTTCCAATCCAGCGCTCTGGTTATCAGGTTGTTCGGTACAACGGTCGTTATCACACGATCCGAGGCGGCGGCCGCACTCCGGCTTACATCATCGGTCGAGATGATTCCGATGATTCTCTCGGCTACACTTGAAAATTTAAAGCATGATTTTGAAAAGGCAGGGATCATTCCCTGCCTTTTGTTTTATCTGCTCATCTCGTCTCGAGTACGCTGCTGGAGCAGGTACACGTTCGTTTCATGAGCGTTCGCCGTAGCCATGATGAAATCGTCCAATCCCAACGTTAAATCGCCGCTCGTCTTCATCTCGTCGTAAATGCTCTTCGAGAACTGAAGGAAGTCTTTTTCTATTTGAAGACCAACAGCTGCGATACCTGGCGCCGGAAGCTCTGCGGGGCTCGGATACTCCGACATGATTTCAAGGGCTTTCTCCGTGACGCTCATGGGGTCGGCACATTCATCTCCGAAAAGACCTACCGCCTTCTCGATGGCTCCGTCGATCTCTTCCTGGACGGCGGTGTAGATCTTTCCATAGAGGTTGACGTGATCACCTGAAAAGCTCGAACCTCTGGTGAGATGATGAGCTCCGTGAAACCAAAGCTGCATCATTCTCATAAACCCAACATACTCCAGCATCAGCAAATTTGCTGTTCCGTATTCCACGAATATCTCCCGTACCATCATATCTATAGCAGTGAGGGTTCATATCGATGAATAAGCCACGCAGTTTTAAGAAAGAAGAGTATCGTCAGATGGCTATCAAGTCTCTGATGCACGGTGGTCGTGCTGCTGATGACCAGCTTGGCGAGATAGCAAGCATGAGCGTCGTCGACCTTCTCACTCAGGGTTTAACCCTCGAGCAGGCCGAGATGGTTTTTAAGATGGCCGCCATCGAGACGGCAAGGCTCGCAGAGGAAAGGCGCATGCAGCCGAAAGTTCCAGCTGCAGAGCTCAAGATCAAGTCGAACAAGGGGAAGAAGTGATGATGGACAAGAAAGCTCTCAGGCAGATGATCCTGAATGAGTGCGGTTGCATGGCACGAGAGGGTGAGTTACCGAACGCCCTCGCTGCTGTGATGCCGATGCTGGACGTTCTTGGGTACGGGCACACTGACGGTGCCGCTCCCATGTTCAACGTAGACGGCTCTATGACTTTCGAAGATTCGGATGATAACGAAGAGTCTTCTATGATCAAGGGTAATCTTCATAATCTGGCGATACAGACGAAAGTGATGCACGACATGGTACAGGATGGCGATGACCTTCCTGAATGGGTTCAGGAAAAGATCGCTGTCGCGGCTAACATGATCGATACCATCTACGATTATCTGAGCGCTGAGCTCGGAAGGGCTGACATGAACGAGGCCAAGAAGCCCTGGTACATGAAGAAGCGTCGTAATATGAAGAAGACCTCAGAGACCGCTTGGTATGACAGAGTCGAGCCCAAGAAGTCGCGAAAGCCTGTAAAAAAAAAGTAGATGAGGAAACTTCCCGACGCCACAAGGTCGGTGAAGATCCACCTAGAGAATCCGAGAGCGTATTCGCCGACCCAAACGCAAAGGGAAAGTACTTCTCAGGAGCTGCCAAAAGTTTCGATCTAGATCACGAGGGCAAGCCGGCGAAGAGAAAGAAGCTTAAGGACTTCGACATTTATAAGGACCATAGGTAAATGAACACGCTCGCCCTAATCGAAATGATCAATGAAGAGCTTGATCGCATGATCGAGCGTTCTAGACGTGGACCCGGCGCCGCGCGCCCCCCACAGGTGACCGACAGAATACTCCCGGGGAAGAATACGCGTAGCAAGATCTACGGTGGATCCGTCCTCGATCTGACCGCGGATGGAAGGCCGAACAATCCAAAAAAGCTTGGAACTCGCGATGTTTACAAAGACGAAAGAGACAAAGAGCATAGCGAAGGTCTAAGATATCATATAGAGAATAAGCTTCCTCTCAGCGAAAGCGTTTATCGACCTGGAACTCGTGAATTTTTCGATCTGTTCAATGAGGCACGCGAGCTATGGGCTCAGGGTCTTTACGAGGCTACAGAGCTGGAATATGAGCTATTCCAAAGCGATATCGGAGAGTGGGCAATGTTCGAGGGTCGCATGGTCCCTCTCGACTTTCCGATGTGGAACGAGGATCTCAGCGAAGCAAAGTACAAAGGACGCACCGTAAAGCTCGGCAAGGCTGGAGCAACTCGCTCCGGAGGTCGAGCTCATGTCTACGTTCGTGATCCAAAGACTGGAAACATCAAAAAGGTCTCATTTGGATCAAGCATGCCCGATGCGATGGGTAGCGGACCGAAAGCCAAAGCTCGTCGCAAGAGTTTCGGAGATCGTCACGATTGCTCGAGTAAGAAGGACAAAACAAAGGCTGGTTACTGGGCATGTCGCTCCACGAAGCTCTTCGGTCGAAACATCCCTGGATGGTGGTAGTATGCCTCCATACTCTCAGCTCAAGATCTCTGAAAATGTGATGGTGAGAATTTTCGAATCATCTGTTCATGATGACGAGCTGGAGTGGCACATGGATCGTCGCGATCGCCACGTGAGGGTTCTCGAGGGAAACGGATGGAAGCTGCAGCTAGAGAACGGTATGCCGTTCCCGCTGAGGGCAGGAGAAACATACTTCATACCCAAAAAAAGCTGGCATCGAGTGATTAAGGGAAAAGATGATCTTATGATTGAAATCAGGGAATCGTCCAAAAGTGAGAAAATATCTATGAAATCGGAGAGTTCAAAGATGAAGAGCAAAAGCGTTCGCATCATCAGGGAGAGCAGCGACGAGAGATTCAGAATCTTTTTAGCTGAAGTCGGGATGCGTGTGGCCACGATGGAAGCTCAAGGATACACTGAGACTCAGCGTCGTCAGTACATTGCTCACGCTTTCAACGAGGCTCTAAGAAAGAGTCGCGGTACGATACTATCCGAGGACGCTGCAGCTCCCGCCGAGGGCGGTGGAGCCGCAGGGTTCGCTGAGAAGTTAAGCAACGCCGGCTTCTTCCAAGGAATTCAAGGACACATTGCTGATTGGTTCTTAGGCCCGATCGCTGATAAGCTGGGAATTCCAAGAAACGGTTACGTTTACAAGGTGATGCACAACGTCGCCGAGAATATGGATGCTGCGACCGTTAAGGCTCTGATAGCGGGCAATGGATGCAAGCCGTTGGCGGTGAAGTTCGCAGGTGCCTTGCAGGAATCTGTCGTCGAAACGATCTTGCAGCAGTTCGGGATCGCTCAGAGCGGTTTCTCGAAGATCATAGCTGAGAGTTTGCAGGCTGCATTTGTCGAAGGTGGTCCATTCACAGAGACGCTATCGAAATACCTGTGCGAGATTGATTTCGCGAGCCTGATACCCGGTGGTGGACTCGTGAAGAGCGTGACCAGTATGTTCGGTGGCAGCTCTGAGAAGCCGGTCGAAGTGGGCACGTCCGACACTTAGCCTATTTTTTAATCGATTCCACTAAGATTTTAGATTAATAAAAACGAGAATAAGATAACGTTATGTGTGGAATCGTAGGTTACATCGGCAAAAAGCAGGCAACGCCCATCCTCGTCGAAGGTCTCCGGCGTCTGGAATATCGTGGATACGATAGCGCCGGAATCGCTGTTTTTAATGACAGGGCGATCATGACTTCAAAAGCTCTGGGGCAGGTGAAGTTTCTCGCAGAGAATCCTGATCTCCCTGGATCGCTTGGCATCGGTCATACCCGATGGGCAACCCACGGCGGTGTGAGTCTTGAGAACACTCATCCCCACACTGATGTCCATAACACCATCGCTGTGGTTCACAACGGGATCATCGAGAATTACGCAGAGCTAAGGAAGGGACTCGCTGCCGAAGGCATCATCTTCCGATCTGAAACTGACACTGAGGTAATTCCGCACCTCATTCGGAAGAATTTCAAGGGAGATATCGGGCTGGCGCTTCTCGATACCCTTCCTCTTCTCAGAGGAACGTACGGCATCGCGGTGATCTCCTCCGAAACCCCAGATCAGATTATCGTGGCTCGTAATGGATCTCCCATCGTTATCGGTGTTGGGAAAGGAGAGAACTGGGTCGCCTCTGATCCTTCGGCCTTCGCCCAGCACACCCGCGAGGTCGTCTACCTTGAGGACGGTGACGTTGCTCTGGTGAGATCCGGCTCCTGGGAGATCATCAAACACGGCGGCACGATATCAGGGAGGAAGTCAGTAACGATTGCCGATGAGTGGGTCGGAGGCGAGAAGGGCGAGTTCAGTCACTATATGTTGAAGGAGATCCACGAGCAACCCGAATCCCTTCGTCGGTGCCTCGCAGGTCGGCTCCTTGAGAATGGTGCCAAGTTGGGCGGTGTTCATCTTACACCCAAAGAAATTGTCAACCTCCAGCACGTTGGAATCATCTCTTGCGGCACCTCGTATCATGCAGGTCTCGTAGCTTCACACGCTTTTGAGGAGCTGGCTGGTCTTCGCACAACTGTCGAGGTCGCCTCCGAGCTACGCTACAGAACTCCGCCCATCGGCACCGATGACCTCTACGTGGGTGTCTCCCAGTCAGGCGAGACTGCGGACACCCTTCACGCCCTTCGGATGGTGAAGGAGCGGGGAGCGCATGTGACAGGCGTCGTCAACGTGGTGGGTTCGACTATCGCCCGAGAGTGCGGAAACGGCGTTTACATCCACAGCGGACCTGAGATGGCAGTCGCATCCACGAAGGCTTTCACCTCACAGGTCACCGCCCTCACCCTCATGGCCCTCCACTTCGGACGGATGCGTGGTCTCTCCGCCGTCGAGGGACATCGTGTGGTCTCTGCCCTTGAGATGATACCTGGTTTCATCGAGGAATGGCTGGAGGGTGACGACTACACCGAAACTCTCAGAGCTGCAGAGATCGTGTCGGGGGCGAAACAGGCCCTCTTCATCGGTCGTGGCGTTTCGACGGCGGTCGCGATGGAAGGAGCGCTGAAATTGAAAGAAATCTCGTACATCCCTTCGTTCGGATACCCGTCGGGAGAGATGAAGCACGGTCCGATTGCGCTCATCGACAAAGACACTCCCGTCATCGCAATTGTTCCCGACGACCAGTGGCGCGACAAGACAGTTTCCAACATCATAGAGGCGAAGGCAAGAGGGGCAAGGATCATCACCGTGTCGAGCCCTTGGGATGATGAGGTCTATGAGATGAGCGAGGTGAACATCACGATCCCACATCCGAGTCATCACCTCGTCTCTCCCCTCCTCACCGTTGTCCCACTTCAAATCCTCGCCTATGAGGTTGCGAGGGTCCTCGGTAAGGACATCGATCGTCCCCGTAACTTGGCGAAATCGGTCACTGTTGAATAATTTGTGTTGGATTCACACATATATTTAACCTAGGAGAATCAAATGAGAATCACAGAGTCAATGATCCGCAGGATCATCAAGGAAGAGGCGAAGCGAGTCATCAAAGAGAGCGAAGAGGAAGCCGAGAACTTGATGGACCCCGTGGGTCTCGTCGAGAGATACATGACTGACATCGAGGATCTCTTCATGGGTGGTTACGATCACGACGAAGCGATGGACGAGGCGAACGATATGATCGATGACCTCTGCAAGAACTTGGGAGGCAGCATGCGCAGCTGGCTCATGGACTACCTCAGGGACGATCAGATGCCTCGAGCTGAATTTGAAGATGATATGGAAGAGGACCGCTAGTCCTTCCTGAAATCATGCAATGCCTCCGGTCCTGTGGTACTATAGGATTGGAGGTAATCAATGGCTACTCGTTTCGGCTACGCCTGTCTCAACATGACCCTCGGTCCGAAGAAGGGCGGGTTCCGCTCGATGATCAAGCGGACATTCCAGGAGAAGGGTCTGCAGCACGCATCCCGCCTCACTCTGGAGAACGTGGAGACACTTTGCGGGATTATTGAATGGAATAACAGGAACGGGATTCAAGTGTATCGGATGACCTCCGACCTGGCTCCGTGGGCCTCCGAATATGAGTTCGAGCAGCTTCCCGACTGGAATGAGATCCGGGCCACCCTCGAACGCGCGGGCAAGCTTGCTCGCGATGCCGGCCAGCGTCTCAGCTTCCATCCAGGTCAGTTCAACTGCCTCACTTCCCCCCGCGAGCATGTCGTCGCCAACTGCATCCGCGATCTCCGCATCCACGGAGAGATCATGGACGCTATCGGCCTACCCAACACTCCCGCCGCGAAGATCAACATCCACCTCGGTGGTGCCTTCGGCCAGAAGGACGAGTCGATGGATCGCTGGTGCCGCAACTTCGAGCGCGTGCCCGAGAATGTGAAGCGTCGCCTCACCGTCGAGAATGACGACAAGGCGAACTGCTACTCGGTCGTCGATCTTCACAAGGTCTGGCAGCGGACAGGTACCCCAATCGTCTTCGACTACCACCACCACAAGTTCTGCGATGGCGGTCTCTCCGAGCGCGATGCCCTGCACCTCGCCGCGTCCACCTGGCCGGACGGCATCCGTCCTGTCACCCATTACTCCGAGTCCGCAGCAATCCGTGAGGGACGCGATGTCGCCCAGACGGCCCACTCCAACTTTGTCGATGGTCCCGTCGATCCGCACGGTCTCGAGATCGATTGCGTTGTCGAGTCGAAGGCGAAGGAGCTTGCGGTCATCCAACTCGTCACGGGCGTGAACCAGTCCGCATTCTACGATCAGCAGCGTGGAACCACCGATGAGGAGATCAACGAGGTTGCTCGGAAGGAAAAGGAGAAGAAGGCGGCCGCCCGGGCTGAAAAGCGTAAGGCAGCCTGATAAAATAGCTGCAGGAGCAAAGCTACATGAATATCTTCGTGCTGGATGAGAACCCGATCCTCGCTGCTCGTGATCACTGCGATAAGCACATCTGCAAGATGATTTTGGAAAGCGCGCAGATGCTCTGCGCTGCGCACTGGATCGGGTGGCAGAAGATGCTGAAAATCGACACCGATCTGAAGCGGAAGGAGTACATGGAGCTACTATCCTCAAAGATCGACCCGCGTCTTCGACCTCCATGGAAGATGACACACGCCTCCCATCCATGCACGCAGTGGACTCAGCGAGCGTGGGGCAACTACATGTGGCTGAGCATGCACGGGATGGAGCTCTGCAGGGAGTACACACGTCGCTACGGCAAGGTTCACAAGGCGGAGGAGATCCATCGTTGGCTCAATCGCGTGATCCCGCCCACTTTCGAAGGAACCACCGAAACACCGAACGGCATCACGCCCTTCGCAGTCGCGATGCCCGACGTTTATAAAATTCCGGATGATCCTGTAGCGAGCTACCGCGCTTACTATCTGGGAGATAAGTCGAGGTTCGCCAAGTGGAAGGCCGGAGGTCAACCCACCTGGTGGAAGTGATCACTTTCTCTTGTTCTTACGATACTGCTGGATACGCTTCCACTGCGCTGCGTCGACTTTCCTAGCAGGACCTCCGGCTAAAACAGAATTCACGCGGGCCATTGCCCATTGATGCTGCCCAGCTCCAGGACGATGACCCGTCCGCCACGCTGCAAGACCTTTGTTATAAATCGCGCGGAGGGCTCCAAGCGGTGCATTCGCTGATTTTGCTTTGTTCTTGAGAGCTGTGGCTGAGCTTTTCTTCTTCTTTTTCTTTGCCTCATCAAGCTCTTCAAGTTCCGTCTCGCTTTCTTCGAGATCCTCATCTTCATCGAGAGATTCAATCATCTCCATGATGATTTCTCTAAGGATGCTCTCCTCTAGATTCTCGGACTTCTCTGAGAATCTTTTGTTAGCTATCTTGGTCCATTTTGAGACCTTCGTCTCTTTACCAGCGTCTCCGGGCGCTGGCTCGTAAGCCGATGGATCATCCCAGCTCATCTTCGATTGCTTTGAAAAATGCTTCTCGCGAGCCGAACACGTCTTGCTCCCAAGCCCTCGATAATATCCCGGATTGTTCTGCTGCTGAGATTTCTTTTTCATCATTTCGTTCTCTTGGTTAAACTTAACTATTAATTTGGGGCATATACATGGGCAGACATTCAAATCTTCCATATCACTTTTACGTCAAAGTCGACAATAAGTTTCTCGGCCCAAGCATGCCAGCTGGTGTCACTGAGGGTATTTGGCACGGTCTGTACTGTAGGCCGGGACAGATCCCACTCGCTCATGTTCTTCTTGAGAGTGGCGCGCACTGGAGCGGTCTGCCCATGCATGCTATTTCGACCGGCACGTTTCAGCATGATATGAACTCGCTTGTGCCCTGGGGAGGTATGGGCGATGATATGGAGATCTGGCACGCCAAGTATCTCGAAGGTCTTGCTGTGAACGCTCTGCGCCCCATAAAGGAATCGGGGCGCCACACTGGGATCGTAGTCGATTGGGTCGACGGGTTCTCGAGATACCCTCAAGAGCATAAGCCCCTGAGCCTGATACAACTTGATGGTGGCCAGTTTGCGCTGCTTCCAAACAATTACTTTCTCGTGAAAGACGAACATTTCGTCGACGAAAAGCGCAGCGAAAATCTCAAGCATTACAAGCGTGGCGACGTTGTCTACTGGGAAGGGAAGCTAGAACCTATTTAGCTCCGGGAGGCCGGTATGAAAGTGAGTTTGACCACGAAGCCGAAGGGAGCGCTAGAGAAGTCAATGTCCAACATTGAGACCATTGCTAACAACCTCTATTATTCGCTAACCCTCAACAATTACATCCTCAAATTAGAAGCCATACCGCTCCCACTTCGTATGACCATCGATGAATTGATGGAAAATGATTTTATCGTTGGTAATCTTGTGGCTGCGGACTCTATAATTCAACACGCGCAGATGGTTTCTGCGTAAAAAGGGAGAGTCAAAATGATCAAGCCAGGTGATCGAGTAAGTCACGTTTATGATATGCGTCTGGTCGGCACGGTGATGAATCTGGTCGAGCAGGCGGGAACAGAGCATTTCGAGGGAGGCACCTCGGCTCGTCGATTTCTTGCCGTCGTGAGGCTCGATAAGCCCCGTGACGGAGCGGAAACTTACACGGCAAACATCAACGACCTCATGCGTGAGTAGATGAAGCCCACCCGTTGGGCTGGGGTTCCTCAGAAGAACGACAAGCTTCATGACGCGGTGTATTTCATCGAAGGTTGGCTGTCGAATCATGGCTGGTTGCTAAATTGGACCCGCGATGACGATGATCACGTAGATTTCACCGATCGATGCATTGTCATAAATGCTCGTCGAACTCCAGCAAGTCAAGTTTACGGTATGCTGCATGAGATTGGTCATATCATCCTTTCCAATCAATCTGATTATGAGACAAGGTTCGCTGATAGCTCTGCTCTCAAACGTCGATGCGAACGCAGCCGTGAACCGCTGAAGGTCAAGATGCAGACATTAGGCGAGGAATGGGAGGCTTGGGCTATCGGTGAGCAGTTCGCTCGTGACGCGGGCCTTGAGGTAGATTTTAAACTTTACCAAGCTGCTCGTGATCGTGATCTGAAGTCTTACGTCAATTGGGTCGTCGAACGCTAGGAGCTACACATGACCATTAATGAGAAAATGCAATTTGAAAGAGCACTGTGGGTGAAATTTCTGATGCTGGGCGGTGATCCAGTAATCGCAACGACAATGTCATGGGGGTTTTATGAGCCAACCGAAGATTAGCAATCCAGATCACTACAATTTCAGCATCAAGCCCGTTGACGCTATCACTGCGTGGAAGCTCAACTTCAATCTCGGATGCGTCGTCAAGTACGTGGCAAGATGCGATCACAAGGGCACTCCACTGAAGGATCTCGAGAAGGCTCTTGATTATCTCAAGTACGAGATAGAGACGCGGAGGGCGAATGGTGAGCAATGATCGTCTTTTCAATTCCCTCCGTCGTCTTCGAGGTGGGATTCGCCTTGAGCTGAGGAAGCTCAGAAATCCTAGGCATGTTAAGCTCAGCGAACGTGACATCCTTTTCTCCGAGCTTCCGCAGAATCCACTTCGGATCGTCGAGTTCGCTGCTCGAGTCGCTGAGCGAAAGCACGGCTGGAGCGAAACCCAGTGGGGAATCGACAATGAGGGTTGTTGGGTGCGCCCAGGAAGTTATCCTGATGAGCTGAACTATTTGCAACTGATCGATAGAGGCGCGGGCGATCATGATGCAGAAATTCTGGCTGCCCTAGATCTCTTGGCACAAGTTGTGGAAGACAGAAATAATTAACGACATGGACAAAATCGATCAGCTCATTAGGGAAATAGCGGAAGTCGAATCGATGCTCGAGAAGAGCAAGAAGAAGGGTCTTTGGCATAACATCCACAAGCGTCGTGCGCAAGGAAAGAGCCCTCGTCGTCCAGGTGAAGAGGGATATCCTGAGACCCTCGACATCGGCGAAGCTGAAGATCTAGAAGTATCCGAGGAGCTGAATGAGAAGCGCAAGCGTAAGAAGCGTCGTAGTAAGGTATTCAAACCCCAGAACATCACTGATTTGCTCGCGACTCGTATCAAGGACTCTCTTGAGTGGCGTAACGATATAACGAACGCCATGGCGAAGAGCGACGGTCGTGTTCCCGACGCAGCTAAAAAGCTTGGAGTTTCATCCAGAACGCTCTATCGCAACCTAGAAGAGCCTGAGCTTGATGACGTTGATCGCGCCCCGATGGGTCGTCCGACGGAGGATTGAAATTGACTGACCTTCGCTCTGCGATACGCTCCGTGGAGCCGAAGTCGTACTTAAGCGACATGATCTGGAACGAAGAGGGTCTTCGTCCAGAGGTCGCGAACGCTCTTGGTCGTATCGCTAAAAAATTTCTTGACGAGCTGGAGCTAGAGCTAGACGTGAAGGACGTCATCCTCACCGGCTCGTACGCTGGCAGAACCTGGGGCCCAGGTAGCGATCTAGATCTTCACATCATCGCAGACATGAAGAAAAGCGGTGCGCTTGAGGTCGTGGCTAGAGCTTGTAAGCTCGCCAAGTTCAAATGGGAAGAGGAGCACGACATCACCATACGCAGTGTACCCGTCGAGGTGTACGTCGAGGACATCAATGAGAATCCTCCGAAAGTGACTGGTAGGTGGAGTCTTACCAAAAACGATTGGATTCTAGAGCCTCCCACTGGAGGCGCGAGCTTCGATGAGTCCAAGGTTCTAAAAAAAGTTCAAGACTTTCGTGAAGTGATATCCAGGGCTAGCCGGACGAACAAAGAGGGTCCCGTGATCGCGGCTATGAAACGCATTGCGAAGCTCCGTAAGGCTGGTCTTGAGAAAGGCGGAGAGCTCTCCAACGAGAATCTTGCGTATCGCGTCCTACGTAGAACAGGCGAACTTCAGGAAGCGTGGGACCTGGTTCACGATCTTGCCGATCGAGACCTATCGATTTAATGCAAGATAACAGTCCATATGGTATGATAATCATATGGAAACTGTGGCGATTGGAACACTGCTAGAAACAACGTGTGATACCGTCTGCTGGAACAATGAGGTCAAGCTGGACATTCACGTTCCAAGCGGTCAGACCCTTCTTTTCCTCGGAGCGAGGATGCTGACAGGGAATCTTCAGAGGTTAAGCGTGGCGCGAGTCGTCCATCCAGAGTACGGTAGCGTGGAATGTCTCGCCTGCGATCTAAAAATGATTGAAAACGTGTAAGATAACCCTTAATATTCGGAATGGAGAACAACATGAGCAAAAATGATGGTACACCGAAGCGTCGAATCGCGAGGATGACCAAGGCCTCCGCGGCTAAGGAGATCGAGGAGACCAGCGAACCTGAGGTCGCTGAGGTTCCAGCGGGTGCAGTCGCTCTAAAGCAGATGCCATGGTCGATGAAGGTCGAGGGTCTGGAAGCTGACATTCCGATCACGGCTGCGAAGCTCCCAAATTTCACGAGTGGAATGCTTAACAGCGGCGACCTCGCCGTCGAGACCCTTAACATGCCGACCTCATCCTTTAATCAGTACTTCAGGACATGGCTCGGAACTCCGAAGCCCAGGAAGGTGGAGCTTCACGCGCTGACAACTCTCGGGGAGAGCGTCGAGCGGTGGAAGATGACCCTAGTCCCGATCGCGATGGGATTCTCAGAGTTCGATACGATGGAAGAGGATCTCTGGACAACTCAGATCGCGTTTTCCGCGTCTGATATCGACATTATTCCCACGAACAAGGTCAAGTGAGGTAGAGAATATGGGCGGTGCAGCAGGTCATATGAAGCATCCATATGAGATGTTCGATTGGACGCTCGACACTCTCGTGAACTTCGTCATGAAGACGGGATCTTGCGCCATTCCAGCGAAGGAGAAGATCGACGGTCTCAATATTTTCACGCGTCGTGATGCTGGGATCAGCAAGTTCGCGCGCTCGAAGGGTGAACTTAGCTCCGGAGGTCATACTCTTGAGGAGCTACCGGTTCGATTGGAGAAGTGCGGGGCTCGTGATATTTTCTGCAATGCCGCCGCGGCGGTCGACTCTTTCTTCGCAGAGGTTTCCGTAGACAACTCGGAATGGATCAACCTTGAGATCGTTCGCGAGGATCATCCGATCACGATCGATTACTCTGGTAATTGGTTGATCTTTAACGCCGGCGACAATTTCGTGGAGGGTCTCTGGGCGGGCTCCGTCAAGGGATGGCGTCTCACGACCGCTGTAGATCTTCAGCTGGACGGTCTCACGCTCTTCGATGTTTCAAGGCACGCAGCTCGTCTCTTCGATGAGTTTGAGCTTTATGGTCTCGATGAGTATTCCACAATCGTTGATTACATCGCCGTCCGTATTCCCATCGTGTTCCCGGAAAGCTCAAAGCTACCCAAGAAAACGATCAAGGAGCTGGCTCATAAGCTCTGCCACGGCGGACATATGCGAGACATCAACGCGGGTCTCGCACGGGACGTTGCCGCCATCAGTTCACGTATCGGATCTTCCGAGTATTCTGATCGAAATCGCACCAGGATCCTGGCGCCGCTTGCTGAGATTTTCGTGGAGTTCGGAACACAACTTCTCCGAGATTGCACGAGCGCATTTCGATCCGACAACCCGCACACCCTCGACCGTCTACGCGCTGCCCAACACAAGCTCGGTATTCCTATCGATGACAATGAGGTGATCCCGACTGTCGAGGGAGCTGTCTACGTGATCGATGATACGATGGTTAAGGTGACTGGAAGTTTCGCGAGAGTGAGTCGCATCATCGGCGACGCGATGTTCAAGAAGACTAGCTGATCGCAGGCTTAGGCTTCACGCCAACGGGAGGAGGCTTGGGAACAGCAGACGACTTGCTCCTAACCTCCTTCTGGGCGTATTCGATGTACTTCTGAAACTGTGCCTTGTCTCTTTGGACGGCCTCTTTATCTGCTGTCGCGTTTGCCTTCAAAGCTTGAGCGTAACCGGTCTCGATATCGCTTGAGGTGATAGTGCTCAGAACGATCGCGAGTGCTGATCCCTCTTCGGTCGTGAGCTTGCCCGACTTTGTCAGTTTCTTGTTCATGGCTTGACCGGGTAGTTTAAGCTGATCGCTGGTCCACATCCCCTGCTGCTTTCCACGAATGATCGCTGCGGTGTAAGCGTTTCTTCTTCCACTTGTGCAAGCTGTCGCTGTATCACGATCCATCGCCTCAGCTTCCGCCTCATACGCGTCCCAAGCTGCATCGGCGATGGCAACGAGCCCCATGGCTCCAAGCGACATGAGGGTGATGGGAGCCAACGCAGTCGCTGTCGCTGCAGCACCTGCAGTTCCGGCGCTCGAGAGGGCACCGAGAGCTGCTCCCAATCCAGTATCGACCGCAGCTCCCGTCCCCACGGTGGGTAAAAGATCGGCTGCAACTCCAATCGCAGCCTGCGCAGCTCCGCTCTTAGCTTGCTTTAAGGGATTAACCTTGTTCTTCGCAAGCCCGATAGCGAGACTTGCGATTTTGTCTATCTCAGCTTTTCCCAGAGGAGACAACGAGGTCGCTGCTGCGGGCTCCTGCGCCTCTCTGATGAACCTTCTTGATTCCTCGCGAAGTATCGAACGAAATCTGTCGCTGCTGATTTTCATGATTCTTAAATATCGTTGAGCGACGGAAAAGTTTTTATTTTCTAGCTTGCAACTTCGTCATTCGTATGCTATAATCAATTTATGAGCACACGATGCACGATCTCGTATGACGATGATCACCATCTCTACCAAGAATGTTTTGAAAATAACAACGTATATCTCACGCTTGACGGCAGTGGATGGCACGCGGGTATCACGACCTCCAGCTTAGATTGGAGGGATGGCGATTCCACGAGTCCAAGCCTCAGCTTACAGATCGATGTCACGCTCTGGCGTAAGATAGTCGAGGGCTGGCTGACTTCGCACTGGGGACGTCACCCCGAGGAAGATCACAAGAAGCTTGAGCTTGATTTTGCGTCAGCGAACCCTTGGTTAGAGAGCCTTAAAAGAAAGAAGGAGGGAGAAGAGAATGGAGACTAAGATCCCGGGATTGAAGCAGATCATCGAGGAGCAGACCGAGGACGGAAAGACCCGGATCGTCTTCGACATCGATGACGACAGGAGCGATGAATTCTTCGCCCAGTTTGGACTGAAGCCAGGCGATGAGGCTGGTTTCGAAGCGCTCGTGGTCGAGGCTATCAACAACTTCATCAAGGCGGGGAAGCAATGAGGGAGGAGCTCGACAAGCGGCTGTGTGAGAAGTACCCAAAAATCTTCAGGGATAGGCACGCATCGATGCAGGAGACCTGCATGTGCTGGGGCTTCACCCACGGCGACGGATGGTATGACATCGTCGAGACGCTGTGCAGTAACATTCAGAACCACGTCGACTGGAAGCGTCGGCAGCACCATGAGCTCAGCGATCAGGAGTTCGATGAGCAGCATCAGGTCGTGGCTTCGCAGGTGAAAGAGAAATTTGGAGGGCTCAGGTTCTACGTCGATAACTCCGACGATTACGTTCGCGGTGCGATCGCCGTAGCTGAGTCGATGAGCTATCGAACCTGCGAGGACTGCGGCAACCGGGGTCATCGTCGAGCTGGCGGATGGATTCGAACCCTGTGCGATGATTGCAACAAGGCGGCTCAGGATCTCAAGCGTGAGTTCCTAACTTCGAGAAGCGCTAAGATGTCCGAGGAAAACAATGGAGGCTAAGGGAATGGAAACTATCGTCATCGCCGCACTCGTCGGTATTATCATCGGAGGCGGTGCGTCAGCTGGGGTCGCGGTTGCGGTCAGCAACAGCAAGGAGAAGGTCATCGCTGAGGCCGCGGCGGTTGCTGGAACGAAGGCTGCGAAGGACGTCGTTCAGGATCTCACGAAGCCTGCGAACAATCTCACCGAGCCTGATCTCCTGACGGTCGCCTGCTCAGCTGAGTACCTGGAGAAGAACGGCGACATGCTCTGCAGGGAGATGTTCTGCCGGATGCAGACCCGAGGTCTTGACACGAAGACGAGCCAGATCGAATGCGAGGCAATCTCCAACGTCATGAACAAGAAGGAGATGATGGAGACCTGCGATCCCATGCCAGATCTCCGTCGTAAGGAATGCTATCAGCTTTTTGACGAGAGGATCTAACTCTCGGTCGTCTTACGGGATGGTTTCCGCTGGATGCTTGCGACCCTGACGTACTTATCGAGCGCTGCTTGACCCAGAATGTAACCGATGTCGATGAATGCCGATGCTGTTATCATGCTGATGACAGTCAGGTCTCCGGTTCCCTTGCTAACCATCCAGAACAGCAGCGCTTTCGAGCCCAGGTTCGAGAGAAGGTAGGCAAGAAACTTCTTCGACTGCATCGGAGCTTTTTCGATATTCTGAATGATTCCCATGTGACAATTCCTGAAATAAAATATGCAAGTTGTACACTGGATCGTGAAATAATTTATGATTAATCATGAAGATAGGCGATCTGGCGGAGGTGACCGTACCAATACCGACATTGTTCGAGAGCACGTGCGGAGATCTTACTTGTATCATCAAATCCGGGGACGTCGTAATTCTTCTCGAGCACGCGCCATCAACGTGGCCTAGACCACATTGGAAAGTGATGTATGGGAATCAGGTGGGATTTATCGCTTCTCGGTGGTTACGTCCCCTGAAAGATCGATGTGACGAATATCTAGTTGAGTGAAGGAACTCATATGAGCACTAAAAAAATAACGATCGTCAGATCGAAACCCAACGCTCGCAGCTTGATCGAGTCGGCATCGGTGCGTGATCTCGGTCGTCTGCTTGAAGAGAAAGAAGCACGCAAAGAGATCGAGAAGAGCTTGCTCGCCAAGCTTCGCGACTCTGAGATGCTCGACGCTGGCCTTGATTTGCTCTCTGCGCTCGGTGTCGGTCTCGAAGCATCTGGAGCGGTCGAAACCTCCACCGGCGTCGGCGCGCTTCTTGGAGTTCCATCGATGGGCATCGGCGCTGCGATCTCGATCGTAGCCGACGTCATCAACGCCATCAGAATGGCCCTTCGCGGTGACTACTACAACTCCGCTTTACACATTTTATTCGCCGTCCCAATACTCGGCGACTCGTTGCAGCTCGGCGCTGACACCGTGAAGATCATCAAGTGGATAGCTACATCCACGAATACTGCGAAAGCGGCTAGAGCAGCCTCTGCAGCGAAGAAACTCGTCGATATCGGAACTGAGCATGTTCCAGGTGCTGAGAAGCATCGTGAGCCGTTGAGCAATGCCATCACGGCGATCGCCAGCGGTGATCCGAACAAAGCTGCGGAGGTCGCTAAGCAATCCGGTCATGAAGTTCTGGCACGTGAGATCGCTGATCTGTCAAGCGAAAACAGCGATGAGAAGTCCCTCTCAGAGAGCTTCAAAAGGGCTCGTGCTGCGCACAGCCTCCGTCCACTCTACAAGGGAACCCTCTACTGAGCGAAATACGCCGAGGTTTCGAACGATGAATGATGAAAAGCTTAGACCTGGTGAGCTGGTCTCGATAGAGCCCTGGGACTGCGAAGGGGTCGAGAACCCGTGGGGATGGGATAAAACGTACGTGTCCCGAGTAAAATCGCAGATCCCGGGTCGAAGGGTTAGGATTAGTCCCGGATCCCTGGGTGTGGTGGTCTCGTACTCGGACGATTCTGATTATCCCGGCTACAAGGTTCTCGTGGACGAGAGGTACCTCGATGTTCACTTTCATTTCCTGAGCAGGGTGAAAACCTGATACTGCCGTGCTAGTATCTGGTTATGAACATTAAGCTCGGCCAGCTCCGTCGTTGGAAGGACGGCGCATTCAAGGGCGGACTTTTCCTTGTGGTGGGAACTGGTCCTCACTCTACGTATCTTATAGATGAATACGGCTCGATTCGTGGGATATCTCGCGCTGCGATCGAGTCGTCGGAGCTGATCAGTGATGTCGAAACTTAGCAAAGGAACCCTCGTATGTCTCATCGACGCTAACGGGAGCAGCGCGGGCCTTGGGATATACATGGACCTTCACCAGCCCGGTTTCGGTCCCAGCAAGGGCAAGCACTTCGATACCTTCTGGCACTTCAGCGTGATCGATGCCAGGGGCGAACTGATGTACCTCAACACCTCAGACTGGACCCTCGTTCCTATCGAACCGGATTCATGCAACCCGTGACGGGACGTGGTATAAAGGTATCGTAAGGAGAGCGAATGAGTCACGTGTACAACATCGGATCGAACGGAGTCGCCGTGCAGCAGGTTGCCGCCACCTACGCGAATGAGGCTGAGCTCGAGGCGATGATCGTCCAGAATCCGGACATCGTCCCAGGTTTCGTCCGGGGCGACGTTGAGGTCGTGGGCCAGCAGATCCACCTCAACGGTGGGAGCCTGAAGATCGACGTCCTGCTCATCGATCGATCGGGATTGCTGACGGTCGTCGAGGCGAAGCTCGCTCGGAACGGTGAGAGCCGTCGTGAGATCGTTGCCCAGGGACTCGACTACGCCTCGGCGCTCGCGGAGTACGACTTCTACGACCTCGATGACGAGCTCGGTGGGCGGATCGGCCAGGCGCTCGATCGACTCTGCGGGGGTGATGAGGCCCTCCGCGAGAGCCTCGAGGAGACCGCACGGGCCCGGCTCTCGGCGAGCGATGTGAACGTCCACCTTGCCCTCGATGAGGAGGTCCTCGACCTCTCACGCATCGTCACCTTCGCCCGGCGACGTGGCCTCTCGATCGGCTATACCTGGTTCCCACGGACGGCGAACGCCGCGGGCGGTTTCACAGTCATCCCGCAGAGCTCGAGCCCAACGAACGTGACTGTGGTCCCGAAGCCGGGCATCGGAGCAGGTGGGAGCACGGCCCTCGCCGAGGCGATCAAGGCATTCAACGCCCTCGGCACCGGCAACACCTTCCCGACCCCGCGGCAGGGCTCGACGTACAAGTACATCAACGTCAGCAAGTACCCGAAGAGCAAGGGCGAGATCCACTACGAGTTCCTCATGCGCGGTCCGACGATCTCTGCCGAGCTTCACATCGAGACCCCACGCGGGACCCCGCTCACTCAGCAGCAGACGGCCATGCAGGCCTGCTTCCCACGGATCGTCAGCACCGTGAATGAACGCCTTGAGCTCCTCGGTCTCACGGCTGTCATCGATCCGAAGTGGTCGAATGGGATCGGCGGTCGCATCCGCATCATGATGCCGGTCAACGCGCCTGCGAAGCACGTTGCTGAGGCGATGCGCGTCCTGATTGCAAACTCCTGAACCAGCACCTAAAATACTCAAGTCGATTCAACAACTAACAAACGAGAATAACATGAAGTTCCTCAAGAATGGCGATACCTGGTCCCTCACCCCTGACGGTCGGATGGACGTTCGCGATCGCCTCCCGACCGGCAACTACACTGTCTGCAGGAACGCGCTGACGGGTGAGTACTTCCTCGAGGAGACCGCGGCTTTCACGCTGCCTCCCAAGCTCTACGGGAAGACCGAACGACATGCCGAGCGGATCCTCAGCACCTTCAAGCGTCGGACCCAGGGCTCCCAGATCGGTGTCTGCCTCAGCGGGACGAAGGGTTCCGGCAAGACCCTCCTCGCGAAGCACATCGCGAGCTCCTCAGGTCTGCCCACCATCATCGTCAACACTCCCTTCTCGGACGAGCGCTTCATGCGGACGATGCAGGGCATTGAGCAGGAGGCTGTCATCATCTTCGATGAGTTCGAGAAGCTTTACGACAGTGACGCTCAGGAATCGATCCTGACCCTCTTCGATGGGGTCTTCACCGCCCGTAACAAGGTGATGGTCATCACCTGCAACAACAAGTACGCGGTTCAGAGCTTCTTCCACAACCGTCCGAGCCGGCTGCGCTACTCGATCGCATTCGAGGGCCTCGGCGCTGACTTCATCCGCGAGTACTGCGAGGACGTGCTGAAGGACTGCCGTGCCTACCTCGACAAGATCATCAACCTCGCCGTCCTCTGCGATGAGTTCAACTTCGATATGCTCCAGACGCTTGTCGATGAACTCAACCGTTACGGTGGAGAGTTCGAGGATGCTGTCGAGATCCTCAACGTGAAGCCCCTCGGCAACTCGAAGAGCTCCTGGACACTCACGGTCTCCACTCCCGAGGAACGCGGTCGAAAGTGGAGTGTTGAATCGGGCGACACCTTCAACACCTCCCCGATCGTTATGGTGAACTCCGATCGTTGGGACAACGAGATCAGTATCCGGATCAAGGAGGATCTCTCTGGCAAGTCGAAGTCGAAGCTTGCGGACTCCAACCGCCTCCGCCGCGCTGCTATCAGTCTCGAGGATGAGGACGAGAATCTCGATGCTGAGACGCTCTACTTTGAGCTCCACCAGGAGAACCTCTTCCAGGTCGATCCTTACAAGGGTGTCACGGTCTTCCGAGTCGTTGATGATGGGGTCAGCTACGACTTCACTTTCACCGAAAAGTCGAAGGGCGGTTACAGCTACAACGTCGGTCGGTTCGACTTCTGATGTCGGCCCTCCTCTTCCTCCTCGCATGCGGTGATCTCCGTCCTGCTGAGAATCATGGCTGGAAGGAGATCGATCCTCCCCGCCCTGACCTCCAGTGCTGGGTGCGATGGAACGATTCCAAGACCGCCGTCTGCGTTCCATCGCTCAACTCCACGCATGGAGCGGGTCAATGATCGAGGCCATCTTTCTCGGAATCGCGGCGGTCGTGATCGTGCCTCTTATCGCTGTAGTCCTGTCTCGCTAGGAGAACCCAAGATGTCTATCATTCTCTTCCTACTCGCTTGCACCGACAACCAGCGATCCAAAGCTTTCGGCGGCACCATGGAGATCAAGGTTCCGTGTGACCAGGTCGTGTTCGACGTGACCTGGAAGGGTGAGGACTTCTGGTACGCTACGCAGCCTGCCACCCAGGACTGGAGACCGTCCACCAAGATCTTCCGTGAGTACTCATCCTACGGGATGATCGAGGGTCAGGTCAACCTCGTCGAGTCACGGTGCGACTCGTGAGTCGGACGGTGACACACGCTCTCACCGTAAAGGGCGTCATCTACGGGACTGTCTACGTTAACTGCTCGGAAGATGAGCATCGACCCGAGAAACTCATCGATGATAACGCCGTCGAGTGGCGGATGGAAGAGATCGAGCTGGTCGAGGTCGTTGATGGAGATATCATCGATTCATGGGATGAGGCAGACGAGAGCTCCTGAACCCATGCAAACTGTGCCTGGGTGTGGTATACTGGTAGCGTAAGGAGCGAATATGAAACTCTGGCATATCAGCGATACTCACTCTCTCCACGGTCAGCTTCAGGTTCCCGAGGGGATCGACATCGTGGTTCACAGCGGCGATGCCTCGAACTACAAGGATCCGTACCGCAACGAGCCCGAGCTTCGTGCGTTCATCGACTGGTTCGCCACGCTGCCGATCCCAACGAAGGTCTTCATCCCGGGCAATCATGATACGTCCCTCGAGAAGGGTCTCATCACCCGTGACCTGGTCGAGCACCGGAAGATCCACCTCCTCATCAACGAGGAGAGGACGATCCAGGGTCTCCGGTTCTGGGGATCACCCTTCAGCCCGCGGTACGGTGACTGGTCCTACATGAAGGACCGTGGCACGATCAACCGGATCTGGGATAACATTCCGGAAGGACTTGACGTTCTGGTGACCCACGGGCCCCCGTATGGTGTTCTGGACGCAACCTATGACCATCACAACAAGGTGGAGCTCGTGGGCTGCAGCGCCCTCCGGAAGAGGGTTGCCAAGGTGCCACCACGGTTCATGCTCTTCGGTCACGTGCACTCGACGGATGACATCCGGAATGCGGGCACCCGGACGGTGGGCGGGTTGCCGACGGTCTTCAGCAATGGTTCATGCTGCGACGACGGACGGATGGCAGCGGTGACAAGCCACGGCAACATCCTCGAGGTGTGAGATGAAGCCCGGTGATCTGGTCTACGTAGCATCTCTCGACGGAGATGAAGCGCCCAGCATCGGCGTCATTATCAAATCTCTAGGTACTTTCGGTACTGAGCACGCGGAGCTTCATTGGTTCAACGTGGTGGTTGGAGACGAGATTCTGGCTGTCAACGAACGTGAGATTGAGGTGATCAATGAAGCAGGGTGACCTCGTGAGAATCCAGTCCATCGCAGACAATGGTGAATACAAGTCGGGTGACATCGGATTGATCATCGCAGATGTCACCAATCAGTACGGTCAGGGCCATTTGGACCGTCGATTGTTGGAGGTGCTGGTGGACGGAAATCTCGTTTATCTCTTCAGTTATGAGTTGGAGATCTTCGATGAAAACAGGTGACCTCCGCCGATTCCGCGATGGCACCTTCGTCGCGCAGGAGAAGCACCTGAACGGTTCCGTATTCATGATTGTCGAGGTAACACCTGATAACGGGGACCTTTCTGAGCGGCGCGCCACCATCCTTGTCAATGGGACACTCGATGATGACTGGTATTACTACGTCATCGAAAATCACTCGGAGCCTGTCGATGAAGCCGGGTGATCTCGTTCGGACCCTCATCGACGCAGAGCCTCGATTGTTGGGCATCGACGATAACGAAGATTGGGTTGAAATCCCACCGGGCACTCCTGCTCTGATTATCGATGTATCCGAGCCCGACAGGAATGGCGAGCAGCAGGTACAAATCCTTGTTCAGGGTCGCAAGGGTTGGTTGTGGCTCAACGAGCTGGAGGGGCTTGATGAAACCCGGTGACCTCGTCCAGATTATCGATTACGGCGGATACTACTCCTATGATCCACCCAGGATCGGCATCATCGTGGAATTTTACGGTGGTGTACGGGTTCTCACGCACGAGGGCATCGGGAGGTACGCTCTTCGAGACCTCAGGCCTCTTGTAAATCCCGATGACGGCAGGTATGATAACACAAAGGAGGCAACATGAGAAACCGTGGAGAAATCGATCTGAATAATGTCCATGAGGACGACATCCTCGATCGTGATAAGGCGATTGTCGAGCTGTGGGACGCATTTCGCTCATACATGAAGGCGATTGTACCATTCGCATCTGACGAGGCCCTTGCCCATCCTGTCCTCGACAAGTACCGGGATTTCGTGGAGCGGACCCGCTCCTGACCCGTGCAACGGCTCGCGGGCTGTGGTATACTGGTAAGGTAAGGAGGCAATCATGAACAGCATCATCAAGCGACTTGCGACACTGATCACCCGTTGGGCAGCATCGAAGCTCAATGATCGACCCCGAGGAACCCACATCCGCGTCATCGGTGATCACCACATCAAGTGGCTTCGGGGTGAGACGGTCTACATTGTGGGTCGATCAGACGACAATCTACTCGTCCGCTGCTGGCTTCCAAACATCCAACTCGAGGTCAATCTTAATCCCGCATGCCTGGAGTGAGCATGAAAGGCGATCGCTACACCACATTCGGTAAGCTTCCCATCCACTCAGTCTTCCGGTATGTCCCTGATCACGCGGGACTCGGTCCACGCATCAAGGTGGACGAACACCTGATCTGCACACCTGAGTTCTACCGC